CTTTTGTCCTACACTTTATCTTTGTCATACCATTTCCATTCGCCGACTTTATCTGCCCAGGCAAAAACTTGTTCTTTCATTTCTTTGTCTATAATTTTATACTTCCAATCTCTTGTATTTAATTTTATGTCCATTTCTAATTTATTTTTCCTTGCTAACTCAATAGCTTCAGGTACACTTTCATAATTAAATGTAAACACTAAAAAATCCCAACATACTACTGCACCCGATTCATTTGCCGCAATCATATGCTCCCATGCTCTGTCAAAATCTACCTCAATTCTATATTTACTACTCTGTTCTGCTGTTATACCATCTATACCAAAATTTAAACGTAGTTGATCTTTCCATCGTTTTGCAATACTTACATACCAATCCTTCTGTCTTAGGCCGCCGTTTGTTGCTACTTGAACTTCTCTACCTGAAGTACATCCGTAATCTATCATTTCCTCTATATCAGGATGCATCAATGGATCACCGTAATCTCCACAAAAATAAATTACCTTAACACCACTCGGTGTAGTGTCTATCATCTTCTTATAAGTTTCTAAGGGAAAATGTTTATACACTAATTTGCCCTCTGCATCTAATTCTGTCCTTGGACATAAAGGACATTTTGCTTGGCAGTAGGTTGTAGGACTAAATTCTAATGTTTCAAACTTTCTGTAATCCACTAAACATATTCCTCTAGTTCAGGAAAATAATCTAACATTTTTTTATTGTTAATACGTTCACAGAGTTTAATATATTTTGTAGATCTTTCAGATAATTTTTCTTGACCGTTAAAATTATTTTTCATATAATTTAAACAATCATTTGTAAAGTATTCCCACCTGTCAATAAAATCTTTATTATTTGTCGATAGTTTTACTTTTTCAATACTGTCTTGCATTTCGTCTATACATCTTTGTCTAATAGAATCTGGCAATTCTAAACTAGATACAGGATTATCTAGTACTAGACTAGTATGAAACAATAAATCATACTCTAACCAATTGTTTAAAATATCAGTCCAACGTAAAGCACTAAACATATTAAATGTTACAGTACCTTTTAGAATAATATTATTTAGATTGAAATTTTTTATTCTACGTAAGTTATTTTTTACAAGTTCAATATCTCCACGCATTCTAAAAAAATCATATGTATCAAACGATGCATCTATACTACAAACAATTTCTACTTCTTTAAATTGCATCCAGTATTTTAAATATTTTGATATATCTTTGACGTTTAAATTTGTATTGTATACTAATTTTTGATCTTGCGGATTTTTACTTGTCATATATTCTAGCCAGTCTATATGTTCTGGAGTGAGTAGAGGTTCGCCTCCGGTAAAATGAATCATAGACGCAGATGCAAGTAATTCTTTTATATCCTCTTTATAACTACTTTCGCTATTAAGAGCAACTTTAAATAATTTAGAAATATTTTTATGTGTAACAGGTTCGTATAAATCATCTACTTCTTTACCAACATCATATGATGTTTCTTCATATATGTCAAAGGTTTCTTTATCAGTTAAACTTGTTACCCATAATGTACTACTATTCGGACCGCAATGCATACACTGTAAATTACACAAGTTGCTAGGTCTTATTTCTATTCTTTCAAGATCAGTAAGTCTAGATTCGACTGGATTATTTTTAATAAAATCTATTAGGGCGTCTTTATCTTCAACTTGTCTTTCAAAATCACCAAAGAAATCCATTCTAGGAGATTTACTATTAGAGTCTTCTGCATTCCAACAACTTACACAATTTTTATTTCTTTCTCCGCAATAAAGATCATTTCTAATATCTTTATAGTCATCATTGTTAAAAAGTTGTGTAAAAGGTTGCTTCTTCCAATTACCTACACGTTCTCTACCTCTGTAACAAGTATACACAGAACCAGACTGATCTAAGTCAGCATTTATATAAGGTGCAAAGCAAAAAGTATCAGGATTTAATCCTAATCTTTCTAATTCGCTTCGCATATCTTCGAGTGTTTTTATCATACGTCTTCGTATTCCATAGGATTGTGTTTTTCTAATATTTCTTCTGCTTTACAAAACAAAGGATCAGAATCATCTTTTCTAAAAACCATATCATCATATCTTTCTGCATCCTTTTCTTTGATTACTATATATTCATCATGTTCAGGACTTAAAGGATTATCAGGAAAACACCCAGAAGGAATAACAACAGGATCATATCCTCTTTCAATAAGATGGTATAGCAGCCTTTGTTTTTGTTCTTCATCTTTCCATTTTGTATGAAAAATATTTTCACAGTCTTTTGAAGCAAGCCATGCTTCTGTAAGATTGCCCATTCGCATACTCATTTTAATATAAGTCTTATCACTGTGCTTAATTGTATTATCAATAACAAATGCTAATTTACTTTTACTTGGTCGTAACACACTTCTATGTCTGCGTTTAGCAAATCTAAATAATATAGATCTTTTGGTATCAACAATGTCATCTACACAATGCCAACTGTAATTAGTAGCAGGTATAGCATAAAAGAAGTTAGGTTTCTGAGGTACTTGACTGTGCATTTCTCCATGTTTGTCTACTGTCCATGCACCTTGATTACCGTAATCAAAATAAATTTGACAGGTTACTAACCACCTAAAGTCTTTTAAATCATTGTGTGTTTCTATAAAACTACCGTCAAGGTCGTGATGATAATTTACATAAAAACTATCATGATCAAAATCTTTACCATAAATTACTTTTTTTAGTTTAGGCAATTCATCAAGTATAGTGTCAAATGCAGGATAAAATTGTTGTTGTTTTCCTTCATCAATACCGTCTTCATAATCTGCAATTTCTAAAGGTAGCACATAATTATTTTCAGCAATACCTTTTGCTTCGTGTGTACCTTCAAGTTTTGCATAATTATAAATTTTATCGTAAGGATAAGTTTTATCTAGGTAGGCAAATGTCGCATCATGAAAAAACTTTTCTTTAGTGTAGTATGTAAACGGTTCTGAATGTACCTCTATCATATTTTATCCTTCAATCTATGTTGTATTATATCAGAAAAAGCATCATGTGCTTCCTCAAGTGGATGCCCGCCGTTACCTATAGCATAATTATTACGTTTAGTCCAGTCTTCTATACTATCAGTTTTTGGATCTAACAACCAAACTTTGTCACTCCAATCAATTTTATTATATATAGGACAACTATTTCTTAAATGAGATAAATTATCTGGAAATATATCTTGATGTATTTCTTTTATTCCGTTTACCATAAAATAAGGTATACCTGCTAATTTTAATGCTATTTGAACTTGATGTACTTGATATAAAAATTCTATACAGTTTGCTCTATAAGTTCTAATTTGCACTGCATATCTTTTAAGCGCAAGATTTGTTTTACTATACTGATTTGCATTAAACATTCTCCATATAGTCCTATCATGATGTTTATCAATAGGTCCTAATTTTTGTAAAGTGACTTTTCTATATCCGTCGTTTGTCTCTATACTATCTTGTACAAAATGTTCAAATCTTGTAGGAGATGTCCATTGTATGACTACTGCTTTAATATTCTCGTCTAAATTTGCAAATGTAGTTCTTACAATCCTATGATTGCTACCTCCAGGTGTTCCTAAATTTATAAATTCACTATTTAATTTCCTTGCTGTAAGTGCAGCAAAACATGTAATTTCCGGATATCGTAACTCATCTCCTTGTGTAAAACTACATCCATTGAATAATATCATTTAAATTGCTCCGCAAATGGATCAAACTCAGCACCGCACTTCATAGCACAAACTTTTAATTTGCCTGCAAAACAACTTGGCTTATCCCAACTATCTTGTATAGCGTCAAATATACCCGTTTCAAAAACTTTTTCTAATCCGTTACGTGCATCTAATTTAGTTTTATCTTCAATAAAATCCCATATTTGTTCTACTTTAGGATCTTTGTGCCACCATTTGTACATACGTCCAGCAGTCCAGCAGCAGGGCAACGCAAGTCCTTCTGCTGTTATAAACAGACTGTTTTCTTTTTTTACTTTACATATTACAGGAACAGCATTGTAATACGCATCCATACTTCCGTATTTTTGTATAATTTTATCTTGTTTTGTTAAAGCTTTGTTTTGATACTTTTCATCGGGCTTTTTTAATTCAGTAGTTTCTTTGCCTTTGCGATCAACTGCTTGGTGCGATTCTTTCTTTTTAGAATCTTGTGTGATAAATCTGCCAGTTTTCTTTTTCATAAACTTTTCACACCCCCAAGCATTAGCAAGTTCTTCTGCTTCTTCTACTTGATGCTGATTGTGTTCAAAAATAAGGAAATCCCAACGTGCTCTGCCACCAGCATCGATAAATGCTCGCATGTTGCGTTCTACATTGTCCCAGACAACACCCTGCCTGTATAGGTGATTAGTATCCCTAAGACCGTCCACGCTAAAAATAACAGCACCCATTCTACCAAAGACTTGGGCCAATTCACGCCACCACGTTTCACTTTTTGCTCCTCCGTTTGTATTCATGCTTAACCACATATTAGGGTTATGCTTTCTAAAATATTTGAATATTTCAAGTGTATCTCGTGCAACAATAGGATCTCCTAAATTACCACACATGTACATTGTGTCCAATTGTTTTATAAAGGAAGCATTAAATATCTTTATGCAATCTTCATAGTACAATTCATCTAAATTGATATGAGGATTTATTCCCTCACCATTCATATTACGATCACACATAGGACATGCCGCTTGGCAGTTTTGTGTAACTTCTAAATGAATAGTTTTAATATCTTCATAATTATACATTATCGTATACTAACTCCACATCCACGCCGGGGCCAACTTTACTAGGTAAATCACCATACTGATCGATATACCAGTGTATGACAGCACAATACCAGTTCCAACTATTATGGTGTGCTTCTTTGTTAAACTGCCATATGTTGTTATTAGTTGCTTGCATTGTACTCAGTGCTCTTGCACATTCTAATTGCAACTGTCTAGTTGTAAACTTACTTAAATCCAATTAACATAAACCTCGTATACTTGGGCAGTTCTAGTTCTCCTGCAAACAGCGGACCTGTCATACGTGCCATATTACCAAATTCTTTGATATCTTTGACGCAGTTAACGTGTTCTTTGATTTCAAAATAGTTATTGCTTTGTAGCACAACTAATTTACCTTGTGGTATATTTTGATACCATTCTGCAAAGTTTTCTATGTGTTCGCAACTGGTATTGATAATTGTATCTGGTGTATCATAAAGCATACAAACACTACCATCACTTCTAGTTACAGGATAACTATGCCCATCCCATTGTATTTCCATAATATCCTGTGTACATGCTTTAAACTGCCATTCTTCTTTTACCCAAGGCTTATTGAAAACTTCAGCAATATTTGCGCAAGTAGGATCTAGGTCAAAAGATCTAACTTTATCCAACTTAATGTTACTTTCAAATAACATTGTAGCGAGTGTAGCGTACCAACCAGCACATAAGAATACTGTTCCTAGATTTACATTTTGTTTACTAAGTTCTTCAACTAGCCAGAGTTTACTTTCTAGTTGTCCTCTACTAAAACAATCTGTGTCGTATTCAATATTGTTTATTTGTAGATTTTTAAACGCATCGATAAATCTTGTATCTTTAAATCTTTTCAATACTGGCCAAAGTTTATATGTATTGTTTTCTAATAATAACTTACGCAATTCTTCATCTTCGGCAAGTCTAAACAAACTATGTAAATTATTTTCCATCATTACTTTACGCAAATCATCTGTACTTCCGCGTATAACAGTAGGAAGTAATCTAAAGATACTGCTCATATCTCTATCAATATATGCTCTACGCAAATCACTTAATCTAGTATCTCTAGGATACATCAATTCAAATCTATCAAGTAACTCATGTGTCTGCATTAAACTTATCCTTTAGCCAATCAAAGTCATTAATAAGTTTTAGTGCAGCAATATTAGTTGCATTTTCTTTACCGTATGCTGCTCCTGCTTTTGCACCTGCAATAGCATATTCGCCATATGGTTTGTCTGCACCTTTTGTACACCAAATATCTAAACGTTCTTGTGTTTCTAGATCTTTTTGTCTATCAATAACACCTGATGAAAGTTTACAACATTCTCTAAATGCTGATTTCCATGTTTCAAACGGTCCTGTGTTAAAACAAGTTAAATTTGATATTTGTTGTACAGCCTTAAATTTGTTTGTAATACTTGTTGTCATATCAGGCTTGCTTGTATCCATATTGATAGTTAACATTCTTGGAAACAGTTTTAGTCCGCCATAACCATATACTAGATCATTAATTGGGTTTTGTGTACGCCATACATGCACCATATCTCTGTCCCAACGTGGAACACGATATTCAAAACTAAAATCATCTACAATTTGTGCATCACCATCAACAATCCAAAACATTTCAGTTTCGCAAAGTTTTGCTGCTTCAATGTGTGCTTGGTGAATGCCTTTTACTCCATGTACACGTTTTGCATTTGGTACACGTTCTAGCAGTAGTTCATAATTTTCGTCTGCATTAGGTTCTTGATATGAAATAAACACAACATCATAAATTTTGTATTCGCTTGCAATAATATTCCAAGGCTTGTGGTTAACAACAAATCTGTGTTCAATTTCCTTTTTGGTAATAGGAGATTGTTTAGACAACAAAAACAATCCATTGTAACCTGTTTCAGAGCCATCTTTGTGTACAAATGCATGGTTTTGTTTTCTATCATATGTATTTGAATGATCAAAATACACATTAAATTTAAACTTGCTTGTATCAATATTAGGATCATCTGCATAAAACAATTCAGTTTTACTCATCTTAACTGCACGTAAATAATCTTCCCAAGATTCAACATTAAATCTATCGTATTGTGCAGGTCCACTAGCAACATCATTCCATTCTTTACGTTCTACTAGATGTCTGTGTTCTATTTCTTTTTTACTTACAGGTTTATGAATACTACATAGATATGCACCAGTGCGCAAGTCTTTATCTTCTACTTTATGTACAAAACTATGATTTTGTTTTCTATCAATTTGCTCATGATGACTGATATAAAAACTATTAACAAACGTTTCATCAAGTGCAATATTATTTGTACTGAACCAAAACAATTCTGTTGTTGTATTATCTAATGCTTGTAGATATTGTTCATACGTATCAATATTAAACACATCAAAGGGTTTAGGTGTACTTGCTACAATGTCCCATTCTTTTTTGTTTGCATAGAATCTATAGTCAACTTCACGTTGTGATACCGGCGACTGCTTACTAAAAAGCATAATGCCATCATATGTATCATTATTTAAAAATGCATGATTAACACTACGGTCATATGTATTAGAATGTTCAAAGTATAAATCAAATTTAAAATCATCAGCAACGTCTACATCTTTAGGAATACCCCAAAACATTTCTGTGGTGCTTGAATTTAATGCTGTTACATAGTCTTGATAACTGTCTATAGGAAACTTATCATATTGTATAGGTTTACTTGCCACTACATCCCATGGTTTGTGATTTACAATAAATCTATGCTCAATTTCTCTTTGCGACACAGGTGCATGTTTTGAAAACAAAAATACACCGTTATACAAATCTTTATCATCTACACGATGTATAAATGCATGATTTGTTTTTCTATCATATTCATTGTCATGTGTAAAATATGTATCAAATGCAAAACCACTTGTATCAATATTAACACTTGTTCCCCAAAACATTTCTGTCTTTGAATTTTTAAGTGCATATTGATAGTCTTCCCAACTATCAATTACAAATTTATTATATTTTACAGGTCCACTTGCCACAATGTTCCATTCTTTTCTGTTTACAATAAAACGATGTTCAATTTCTTTTTTTGTTAAAATTCTTGCTTTTGTCAACAGTGCTACTCCATTGTATAACTTTTGTCCATTTACTTCGTGGACGAACACATGATTTGTTTCTTTGTCATATATGTTATCATGTGCAAAATGTAAATCAAAGTCAAAGTCTTCCTTTAATTCTAAGTTATGCGATAATGCCCAAAACATTGCAGTGTTTGACGACTCCAGTGCGTCTTTATAATCATTGTATGTTTCAATATAAAACTTATCATACGGTTTTGGTACGCTAACTTGTACTTCTACTTGTTTTTGTTTATTATAACATCTTTTTCCAATTTCGTCTAGAGTAATTTCATTATTTTTAGGAATCAAACACACACCGTCATATTTGGTATCATTAAGAAACACATGATTGTAATGCCTACTCCAATCATCAGGTTCATAGTCAAATGTAAAATTTTCTACTATACTTACATCATCAGGAACTACCCAAAAAAAGTCTGTTAAGGATTGACTTTGGGCAGTTAAAAAATTAGGTGCATATTTTGCTGTAACAAAATTTGCTTTTAGATATTCATAAGTGTCATTCTTTACACCAATAAAAAAGATATCATACATTATAGATTTTTACATAATTTGTAGAAATCTTCCATTTCAGGAAATACTTCTACAAATTTTAAGAAGTTCCTTTCGTCATACTGATCAAAAAACCTTGCAAAGTTTTTTCTATCTAATTCTATTTTGTTTTGATCAATGTCAACACGTTCACGCATTATAGCAAGATTACGTTCTAGTTTTGCAATTTCAAAATCATAGAATCCTGCAAAGTCGCTTACATCGCTATTTTTTTTCATAAAGTCAATTGCTTCTTCAAGATACTTGTCAAAGTCTGGTGTTAAAATTTGAATAGTTTGCCAGTCAGGATATCTAATTAGAGGTATATCAAACCAAATACGCTGGCGAGGATGTATTTCGTAATCATTGTGTTTAGTGTAAGGGTCGTGTATAGGAATATATTGCACACCTTGATTACTTGCGCTAAAACGCTGTCTTAATTTTAACACATATTCTAAATAATCTTTTACTTTTGGCACAGACAAAGCATTAAAAGTATTAATAAACGTAACAGTTGTATTTTTTGTTTCTGTTAGAAAACGCATAGTGTTACTTGTCATTGTATCCCACTTTAATCCGCCACGTATGTATTCTGCTTGTGAGCCTACGCTGTCAACTGAAATGAACAACGCAAAGTTTTTCAATGCCATGTTAACATACCAGTTGTTTCCACTACCCGGATTCCAACGATTTTTATCTTCCCAAATTTGTATCTCTTCAAGTTTTTTAACTTTAGATAAGAATCTATCCATAAGTTCTTCTTTAGGAGGACACATGTTTGTTGTAATACTTAATTCAAGCCATGTGTTTGGATTTTCATAGATGTATTCAAGTACACGAAATGTATTGATATCCATTAATGGCTCGCCGCCTGTAATACGAAACACTTCAAGTTTGTTATATAAACTAGGCCACCATTTCCAAAAAGCTTCGAGATATGGGTTTTCACTTTGCCGTATTTTTAAAGGCATAAGTCCCTTTTCTTGCAAATACTCTAAATTGTTATGTCCTGTTTCTTTGCCTTCTGCATCTAGTATTTTAAATTCGCCATGTTCTTTGATTTTTTCTTCCCATGTTGTACTTAGATGCGGAGAACAATACATACAAGAAAAATTACATGCTTGATTAAAATTAACTTCCATATAGCGTGGATCTACGTCACCTGTATCTAGTGCATCGATAATATCACTTCTGCTATTCTGTGCCCAATACTCTCCGGAACGATATATTCTATCACTGCGGCCGCCCACGTCTTCAATCTTCCAACAATATGCACAACCTGCAGGACGCTCACCTTTAAGCATCATTGCACGTTCCTCTTTCTTTTGTGCAGTATTATGTAAGGCTTTAGGATTTGCTTTTACAGAATCAACATCCATATCATGCAATGGCGGATGATAGCAACTATGCGTTTTACCATTTGTAAGATGCATAGAAACCTGTGTCCATTTTGCATAACACATTGTCTTGCTGATATTCTTTAACTGCTTTTCTGCAATATCTGCAGACTGATTATAATCGCTCATACGAAATCCTTTTTATAAATTATACAGGATTTTTTGTAGTTGTCAAGCCATATGTTTCTGTAATAAATTCTGCAAGTTCTTTTGCCATTAATTTGTAGCCATCAATATTTGGATGAATATCATTTGTTAGAAACTGTTTAGGATAATCTAAATTATGATATCTATCCCACCATTGTGATCTTTCATGTTCGCCTTGTAACCAATCATCTGCTTCTACTAGCAAATCTACAAATTGATCATAATGTCTATAATCGTGTATATATTTTGTCCAATCTATTTGTTCGTGCAAGCCGCCTGTTTTAGTTGTAAGGTCATGTTTACCTCTATAATCAAATGCATTTGCAAGAACAAATTTAAATCCGTATGCTTTGCAAAAATTTTGAACTTCTAGAATACTGCAAAGCGTTTCCATACTTGCGCAAGTTTCACTCCAACAGTGTATCGTATATGCTTTCCAAAATTTGTCAGAATCGTTTGGCCATACAGTGTTAAAGTTATAATGATGAGCACGTTTGTAAGGGTGTTCTCTATGCCTTGTAAAATGAGGCTCTTCATCAAAATGCATGTCTTGTCTAAAAAAATCAAAACGTTCGTATCCACTTAGCATAAACACAATAATGCAGTCTTGCATTGAATCCCAATCTAAGTCTGTTAAGTATAAACACCTTGCTGCTGCTCTGTTACCTATACCTCGTTGACCTAAATTAATTGGTGTATAATCTGTAAAATGATCCCTTGCTAATACATTTACCCAACTGTTTTCCCATTCCATAGGAATAAGGTCCGTACTTTGATCCATAGGAAAATTCATCTTTCCTTTATGTTTCTTCCATGTTTCTTCTGTATAGCCGCCTTCGCCTTGTGTCCAACTACAACCTAAGCCAATAATTGCTTTATTTATAGTCTGCATATTCATCCTCTCTAACTGTATCCAGTGTAACACAATGAGGTCCACCGCTTAGTGTTCGACAATGTCTCATCTTTACATGCATAACATCGAACCCTGCATCTTCTAATGTTTTTGTTAAATTTATTTGATTTTCTTCAACAGCAACTAAGGATTCACTTAAACTTAAAATATTCATTCCTAGCCAAGGACTTGCAGGAGCCCAATCATGCATGACTTGTGTTTCTTGCGGTATAGGTGCCCAAATTTTTTCCCACTTGTCAAATATGTTAGGCAGTTGTTCTTCCTTTACTCTTTCAGGATTTAATAGTACTTTACCAGGTGCCAATGGCATAATACTAGTGTCTAAATGTACATATGCATACACGTTCTCTAACATATGTACTGTATATTTTTCACCAAGTGTACTTTGTAACCACCGTGCGCCCATTTTGTTTCCGCTGTTTGAAACAAGATATAATATATCTTTACCTATCTTTACACAGTTAGCAGCATCAAATGCCGGTTCATATTCAGTAAGTGTAGGAGCATTTAGATCCGATCTATCATAAAGTTTATCTGGTAATCTAGGCTTAGGTGCTGCAATCCATCTACTGCCATTTACAAAATACTCTTTGAAAATACTTCTCATACCAAATGTTTCAAAGTATCTGCTTCTAAGAGGCATAGGTGTTTCAATGAGCATATCGCCAATTGTAAGAACACTATCACGTGGACAATAACTATAGTATGCATCACTAGACCAGTCAGGAGACATATGTGTAACTCCATGATTAAACTTTATAGGACGCATAACTTTTACACCAATATCTTCAAGTTGTTTTTGAAATACATCTAAGTCTTCTATAGTTTCGTTTATCACATCTTCCGGATATTGCCCGCCTGGCATATTAGATAAATCATCTATGTTAGCATAGTCAACACAATGTATATCTTTGTTTTTAATTCTAGGAACTTGAGCCCACTCTGCTCGACCTAAGATTACTTCTTTAAGTGTGCCCCATTCTGTGTTTGCGTTTATCTTACTCATCTCTATACTCGTCAAATACTTTCTGTTTTCTTAAATCTTTGTATGTTGTACTAGAACCTGTATCAGGATTATTTGGTCCTATTTCTTCAAAGAGTGTAATACCTCTTATAGCTTCTTCTGGAGTCATATACATATGATAGCCTATACAACTATAATCATCATCTTCGTGTCTGACGTATTTGTGACGTCCATCGTAAATCATAGGTCGGCACCATTCTACAAAGTCTATATCATCGGTTAGTATTACACCGCCCTTGCCTAGTTTAAGTGTTTTTCTATGATGAAAACTAACACAATAATATGAGTCAGGTATGTACATTCCTTTACGGAATCTAGTTGCTCCATCAACAATAGGAGTAGGATCTAAAAAATAATCACCGCTCCATTCTTTATCAATAAATTTAATTTTATTACCTGCGTGAATACACTGCATCGGTGTGCTAGAATATGTATGTGCAGGCAATGTGATTGTTTGACCTGTTACGCCTAAGTATTTCATGCAAAGAAACATTGCATTGCTACAACTATCAACACATACTGCATATTTAGATCCAGCATATTCTGCTAGTCTATCTTCAAATATTGTAACTGCATCCCAAGGATCGTTTAGTGTTACAGTTCTATCTTTCAGATGTAATATCATAGGGTTCGCCAGTTTCTTCATCAAACCAATACAAACTACGATGAGGTAAATTTTCATCATTATGTTTTGCATTGCTTACATAGAAGAACAATCTAAATGCATTCCTTGTACGTCCTTCAGGACATGCTAGTGCATCAGGAAACCCATGGAACCCTCTTTCATGGTGTCTCCAAATAATTGCTCTATTAAACATCGGTGCAATTTTTTGTACAGGACCTTTATTGTTAAAGTCATTAAAATGTAAATGACCTCCCCATTCTTCTTCCCAGTCTGATCCTAAGTAAATTATCATACTCAACATACGATGTACTTTAATTGTATCATTCCAATTGAAATCTGTATGAATTGCTAATTTACACCCTGGATAACTTCTACTATACCCTGCGCCTACAATATAAGGATCAGGAATAAGATCTTTAATACCAGTAAGTTTGATCAACCAATTCATGCCTGCTTGACTGTGCATTTGATTTGTAAAATTTTGTGCTACTGGTGCTACATCTAAATTTGTAAGTTCACGCATATAACTACCGCGACGAGTAAATTCTTTCCAATGAAATTCTGGTATGCTTTCGCACTCAAGTTCCATTGCTTTTGCCATCGACTCTGGCAAAAAATCGTCTAATGTAATCATAGGATATGGCGGTGTTCCTACAAATTCATAATTTAATTTTTTAATGTTTGGGTATGTTGTTTTAAGATGTGTTACTAATTCCATGCAATATTTAACTCCGTGTGTTACCGTAATGTACAACTTTGAATTCGTTTGAATCCTCAAGTTTCCTCCAAGGATCGACTACTGTAGACCCTAGCGGCCAATTAATTTCTTCTACATATTGTTCCCAGTAACCTATTAGATATACATCTGCTTTAGGAAATACTGTATCGCCTGTGTTTATATCATAATAAGTTAAGTACCCTCCTAATTCTTCTACATAATGTCCTACAAGCATACTACTACTACCTATAGTGTAATAAACACCTGGCTTGTAGGCTTTTCCTACAATACAAATATTATTTCCTTCTCTGAGCAATCTTTGTGCCATTCGTTTGGCTTGTACTTCTCTTGCAGTCATAATACTATCAAACAAATCATATCCTAAATCTAATCGTTGTGCTAGATATCTTAAAGCAATATTATCTCTAGGATGACAGGCACCTCCATCGCCCATGCCTGCTTTCATGTAGCCTGGCCCCATAATTCTATATGTGCTTTTTGCAAGGGCTTCCGTGACCACATCAACATTAATATTACCACTTGTTTCGGCAACATCTTGAATCATATTTACTAAACTAAGTTTAGTGCTGATGAATGTATTGTAGAATATTTTTATAGCTTCTGCTTCGTCCCACGTACCGATTTCATATCTAGGATTGTTTTGCATTATAGGCTTATAGAAATCAATCAACTCCTTTGCATCGTCAGTTGTACTGCCGTCTTCGGTGCCAATAATTACCATTTCAGGATTTACCATGTCCCACTTGATTGTACCCATTGCTATTAGGTAAGGATTGTAAACAAAACGTGCATTTTTTATCAGTTTGATAAATCTATTTCTAGTTGTACCAGGAAGCACTGTACTAATTAACACAACTAACTGTGACTTGTTTACATGCTTGTCAATTTTGCGTAATACAGATTCAACAATACTATAGTCAAAATCTTTATTAGGTAAATGACTGGTAGGTGTTTCGCCTCCATAGTGTGCTTCATGGGGTGTAGGCACTGCAACAAAAATTATATCAGTATCTGTTACTGCGTCTTTAATAGTTTTACACATAGAAAAATTTGTAGGTGTTCTCTTTGCAACATCATAGCCTACAACATCATAATGTGTAGCCATTACTTCGGCACAGTCTTGTCCTAACTTGCCGCAACCTATCATTGCTACTTTTTTCATAACTCTTTTCTCGCACGTTGTACTTGTTTTTTAAGATTTAAATAAAGATGCTGCCATTCCGGCAACGCCTGATCTTGTATTTCTGTATCAATTCTTGACCATTGATATTTTACTGCCTTGGGCATATGCAAATCTTGTTTTAAAATTTCAAAAACATGATTGTGATTGTATTCTATTTTGTGATATAATTCATTATATTCCTGTATGTGTGTTTTGATAGTAGAAAAAGTATTTTCACTATACTTTACCATTTCTTCAGCGTACATTGCAACACGTTTTTCTAAATCAGGCTCTTTATCAAAACTATAATCAAAAATTTCATCGTATCTTACAAATCCTAATTTGTCTAAATGTTCATGAAATCCATATCCTCCGCACACTAAAAATAATTTTTTACTTAACAAGGGATATATCGTTTTTTCAGTTACAAAGACAGTTTCCCAACATGCTTCAGAAACAAAATCACATAATGTATGCCAATATTCTTTAGGTAATTTGTATGAATCCATATCAAGACTAAAAGTATCATTTTCTAGTGTCATTTGTTTACCATCATGATATTTGTATGGAAAGTTTGGTCTTTCTTTGCCACCGTCAATCCATGTTACATATCCTGAGTCTTGTAAGTTATGTTTTTTGATGTTATCGATTAAATAACAACGATGCAAGTGTGCCCTATTTTGTAAACATATCCAAGGCCATTTAGCACTATTATCATCTATATTCCAAAAATCTCTAATATCTTTTGGTGTACCATAATCTTCATATGAATCTAATATAGTTTTTGTAGAGTAATGAAAAAAGAAAGTTGACCAGTGTAAACTTCTAATTTTGTTTATACCGCTTTCTTTTAATTTTTTTTGATAATAAGAATTTTTTTGACAACCACTGATAACAATAGTTTCTATTTCTGGATGTGCATTAACATACTCTACATATTCTGGATCAAACCAAGGTTCCCATTCTGCACTTCCATCTATAACAACTTTAGTTGTATGAATTGTTTTTAGATCTTTTATAATTTGGGCAAAATTAAAACCATCTCCGTTATCGTGAGCACACCAATAGTTGTACCAAAGATAATCTCTTCTTTCTTTTGTTCCTTGCGTTGAGATTTCTTTATCTTTAAATCTTCTTGCTAAGGTTATAAGTTCTCCTTCATCGCCTTCAAATATGCCTCCAGGAGTAGTTATTTCTATTATCCTATTTTTTACAGTCGAAGGCACATGCTCAAACTTAGAAATATATTTGTCAAATATGTGTTCTACATTTTTTTTCAATTTAGGCTTTAGTGTATCATACATGCCTTTTAAGTTGTGTTTGTTATCTACAACATATTTTATATTTTTAACTATACCTTCTATACGTTCTTCGTCAGTTTTTAAATTGTCAAAACTATAATCAAAAACTTCGTCGTATATTTCAAAACCCATTTCCATTAGTTTAGAATGAAAATATCTACTACCAACAGTTAAGAACGGAAGTTTACATAACATAGGTGTTGCTGTCTTTTCTGTAATCGTCATACCTTCTGTATAACTTTCGGTAGGAATATGTAAAAAACTGTAGATAAAGTCATCATTAAAATCAAAACTACATAATTTTTCAGTGAACCTATCACTTGTAGTTAATCTACTACCATCGTGCCATTTAAAGTATTGAGCAGGATCATCATTTCTATGAGTTTGATGATATGTTACTAATCCTTTATCTATTAAATTTTCTCTAGCAAGAACATCAATAAAAACATCTCTATGATGTCTTTCTCTGCCATTCATAGACAGGAAAGGATATTTCCAAATATCCCAAGTATGTTTATCTTCTAATATTAAATCCTTATAGTGAAAATTATTGTTTAAAAGTTCTTGATGTGATCTTATAATAAAAAATTCAGGCCAAGTATCTGCTCTACCATGTTGTCGAAGACCTATTACACGTAATTTTTTTTGTAACAAGGGCAAATCATTTAAACATGTAACAATAGTATATTTAATACCGTGTTTGTTTATATGTTTTACAGATTTTGGAGAAAGATCAATTTCAAATTCGTGATACCACCAAAAGTAAATATGATCCCACACACGAGAGCAGATTTTATTTTCTAATTCTGCATTTCCATATTGCCATGCGTAAATGTGTGCAACATTTTCTTGGTTACCCATGCTTTACCAAAATTCCTTCTTCTTGCAAAAAATATCTGTTCACAAAATTGTTGTAAACTCATATCTTGGTTTTCAGGAAAATCAAACAATAAAGTACTGTTATTATTCAATTCTTCCCCACTATGTATGTATCCGAGAAAATCGTAATCGTAATCTTTTGTGAGCGGGTAAGATTTAATTTTGTTGTAATCGATAAGGTAACTAGACTGGAAGTCTATAAGTTGGTCCATTACATCTTGTGGAAAATGTGCGTATTCTTTTTGTACAAAATCTTTTACAACACTAAACACATGTGATGCTTTATCTTCACTGTGTAAGTTAATAATAGTGCTGTGGATAAGATTCCATCCATGTATTTCAATACCTTGAATTTTAGGATGATCAATTCTACCATTAGTACCCCAGTTAATATAGTATTTTCTAATACGATCTATTTCGCTTTTTAACCAAGGATCTTGATCAATATGATCAAATAACTTATCGTAAAATTCACTGTATTCTATGTTACTAAAGTTGTATAAAAATCGACTGATGTAATTTGTGATGCCATTAATATGGAAAGTATTTTGAAACCAACTATACACTTGCGCATCTAGCATTTTTTCATAAGGTAAGTCTTTTGTAGATACAACAATATCTATACCTTCTTTAAGTTCATCTTCATTATAAGCACCAACAAGATAGTCAGTAACTTTTCTACCTTCAATTTCAAATTCTTGTTTTTGTACAAGATTCATTTCTGCATTTTCAAGCAACTGTGCTTGATATACTGTAACGCCTGTATGGTTACCAGCTTTGTATAGACTATAAAAATTATCTTTCCAAGTTTCTAATGTTTCTCCAGGTAACCCTAAAATTAATTCTGTATATAACGGAATATTGTTTTCTTCGCACATATCAAACACTTCTTCAATTTTATTCATTTCAAGATTTTTTCGTTTGATAATTTCTAAAACATTTTCATCCATCGATTGCACAGAAAGATTTAAACCAATTTTTGCACCTCCATCATAGATAAGTTTTCTTACAATATCTACAACTTCTTTCTTTTGGTTTTTAGCCCATGCAATAGTATATGCTTTTGGATTGTCATATGTTTTTTGTACTTGAATAAGTTTATCTGCAATCATACTATCACGTTCAGCGAAAATACCAAAGTTTGCATCTGTTAAACTTACAAAGTCGCAACCTGTTTTACCGATCCATTCTAATTCATCAAACACACGTTCTAAATTAAACTTTTTAACTTTATTATATGTTAAACTGCCCCAGTCACAAAAAGTACAAGCATACGGACACCCACGATTAGTTTCAAGTGTAGCATTCCATGTTACTTCAGGATGCTTTGCCATAAGTTTATCAAATACACCTGTTAAGTAAGGACTAGGTATTTCATCTAATTCATTAATTCTAGGCTGTGCACCTGTATCTACAGTTTTACCATCTACATTTACGATTAAACCCTTTACATCTAACCAAGAATCTCTGTCATCTAATGCTTCAAGAATTTTTCTAAAACTTCTTTCGCCTTCTTGTTTTACACAAACGTCAATATACGGAAAACGTTCAAAAAAGTTTGGATCTTCAATGGGAGGCTCTGGACCTCCAAACAAAATAACAATATCAGGATTTGCTTTTTTTAATTCTCTTGCTAAAACATTATTGTATTGTTTGTTCCATATATATGTAGAAAAGCCTACTACTGTGTTGTCCTTTAAAAGTTCAACTGTTTCAGCAATAGGATCTCTGCGCCAAACAAACTCGTCTAGTTCGTATTGGCTACTAATAGATTCAAACTGATTAACATATGACCAAAGTATGCCAACACTATACGGTAAGTAATAAGCGTTAAACTCTTTAGGTCCTTGCTGGAAATTCGGATTTACAAAACTAATTTTTTTCATTGATAGTATATTTATTGTTAAAAAGATTTTGAACAGTTGTCATGAGTCGCAATCCAGTATCTCTATTATAATTTGTAGATCTAAATAAATTTTGATTATATGTAATCTTATTTAGATTTTCCATAATTATATCTTCTTTTTGTGATCTTGTCAATTTAATCCAATTTTCTAAACTTTTATGAAATGCTTGGAATCTTTCGTAAGGATTTAAAATTTCATCGTAACTTTGGTCTATGCCTTCAAAGTCAGTTTTATAACCTAAACTTCTTAGATATTTTAAGACTCTAAATTGTCCTAATATCATAAAAGGATGTCCTGCTGCAATGGGTTTCATTACTTTTTCTGTAATAAACATCCCTTCTTCTGCAAATGCAGTTTCTGTAACCACACTGAGCAAACTATTTTCATAAAGGGCATGATTAAAAATAGTGGCATCTTTGTCAGGGTCACTTTTACAATCTACACCATCTATGTCTAAAGGCAAACCTTTGAGCAAGGTTTTATTCCATAAATTGTCATCCTGTAGTGTAATTCTACTAGGCGCACCTACTTGTTCTTTTTGTGGTAAACTGCCACTAACAAGTCCTTGATTTACATATCCTGTATTAAGTAACCAAAACAAATGTTCAAGTCTTGAAGACCGTGTGTTTCTGTTCATACTTAAAAAATCTTTAGAATCTTTATTTTTAATAGCATTTATAACTAATGCATTTTGCGGTATTCTATCATCAAAATAGAATGTATGAGTAAAACTGTGAACATGAGCAAATAAAGGCACTTCATAATTTCTACTACACCATGTTAAATAGTTTGTTGAAAAATCTGCATTACCATCCATAAGTATGACACTATTTTTATGGAAATCATTTTCTTCCATTACTTCGTGCATATTATAAAAACCGTCACATCCAGGAAAAATCATATTCATGCCTTCGGAAGAATTATCAATTACAATTCTTATTTTTCCTCTTCGAACTGCATTAGCAACATCATTTGGAAGATTATTCAAGACATGATTGTCATATGTTCCCCAATCATTAGAATGACCTGCAACACTTACAAAATATATTCCAGGCCAGTTCCATCCATCTTTAATTTGTTTTATACCAAAACCTGCTTTTTTCAGTGTTCGAGAATATAACCACGTATCAAAAATGTACGGCTGTACACCGTACATATTTCCAATTGTGTCATGATAGTATGCTGCAAGTTTCAAGTTTCTTGTTTCTCAATTTGTTGTAGTATCCACTGGTAGGTTTGTTGCAACCCATATTCTAAATTATCTTGTGGTGCCCATCCTATAGTTTCCTTAATAAGTTTATTATGACTGTTTCTGCCATTAACACCAACAGGTCCTGGCACATTATTAATTGTCAGTTTTTTGTTAGTGTTAACACTCGCAATTAGGTGTGCTAAATCATTTATAGCAATCATACGTTCACTGCCAAGATTTAACGGCTGATTATAATCGCTTTCCATAATCCTATGAATGCCTTCAATAGCTTCATCGATATAAAGAAAACTTCTTGTTTGTGTGCCAGGTCCCCAAATTTCTACAGTTTCGTCTTCGCTCATTGCAACTTTTCTACATAAGGCGGCGGGAGATTTTTCTTTACCTCCAGTCCATGTGCTTTCTGGTCCAAACACATTATGAAAACGACACATTCTTGCACGTATACCATAATTCTTTTCAAAAGACATACACAAGCGTTCGCTGAATAATTTTTCCCAACCATATTCAGAATCAGGATTTGCTGGATACGCACTTTCTTCACTACACAAAGGATTATCAGGATCCATTTGATTGTGTTCAGGATACATGCAAGCACTTGAACTATAAAAAATACGTTTTACACCTTTAACAACCATTTCTTTCAAAATGTTAAGATTTATCATCGCAGAGTTGTGCATAATATCAGCATCATTATCGCCTGTAAAAATATATCCTGCTCCTCCCATATCCGCAGCAAGTTGATATATTTCATAGATGTCTTCTGTAATTAATTTACGTACATCTGCTTGTTCTCGCAAATCAACAATATGAAATTCATCACATTCAGTTTCACTAAATTCAGGATACTCTAGATCTGCACCAATTACATAATGTCCTTGTGCTTTTAAACTTCTTACCAAATGAACTCCAATGAATCCACCGGCGCCGCATACTAATACCTTACTCATATGTCTGCTCCATATTTTTCAACGAGATCTAATAGTTCTACAGGCTTTAAATTTTTAAAATGTTGAATATTATATTCTCGTATCTCGTGTGTTTGTGTATATAACTGTTTTAGTTTTTGTTCAGGCCAAGACTTGATATCTTTACATACTTTTATAATTGCTTGCATTCTGTCTTTAGCATTTAGTATTTCGTCATAACCTTCGTCCCACCAAGCATCAAAAGTTTTAAATCCTAATTTTTTAAGATACTGAAGTGTAAACGCAGGACCAACAATAATGAATGGTTGTTTGAATATAATTGGCTTCATTGTTTTTTCTGTCAAATGAATTACATTATTTTCAAAATTTGTTTCGCTTGCAAGATGAATATATGTTCGATCATACCATTCAGCAGTATCCATTAAGTGTTCTTCTACAGGAAATCTGTCAAAATGTTTACTGTCTAACACAAAAGGCAAATCGTCCCATAAATTTTCAAAATCTTCTCTTTCAAATCCTAAATTATATTTTGAAGAAGTTCTTTCAAAATCGTATATAAAATGTTCAAAAGGTCTATTAACACCTCCGTGTCTGTCAAAACTCATATGACAGTCATCTAGCATATCATTTTTAATCATTTGCAACAACAGCAACATACGATGTTCATGGCTACGTCTGTTAAAATTTAAAAACAATCTATCTTGCTTGCCTAAGTCAACACGGCTTTCATAAACTTCATCACGTAAAATGTCTTTTGTAATTTGTATATACAAACCCATATATTCAACATTTAATTTATCTTTGCCTACACCTGCTTGTAAACAGTACTTGTCGTAAATAGTTTGTATATTTGCACAGTTTGTTGCATAGATAACTTTGTTCAAGGGCACACCCTGACTATTAAAATAATCATGTAGAGTTTGAAAATCTCTATGCGTAACAAAACTTTCATATCTACAGTTTACAAATAGATATCCGTTACCATTATAAATTTTATCCCAAACCTCGCCAGGAATAGGCGTTCTTTGTAAAAACCCACAAAACTGATCCATTGTAATAGACATATAGTTTAAGTTAGGACTTAAAATAACTTCATAGAAAAATTTTCTATCCCCTATATCTTTTATCTCAGAAGATGGAATAATTTTGCAAGGTACAAAATTTCCTATCTCCATAACAGCAGGATCATGCTCCATTGTTGCATCGCTAAACTTAACATCAATGTCGTCAATACGCTTAGCCAGATCATATACATCTGGTATTTTATGGTTATTTAAAGGACCTAGTGGCCCAATCCAATTATATGCCCATATCAGTTGCTTCATTTATTAATTCACTTATATCATAACTATACTTGAGATTGTCAGGTAACTGACGCATTGCTTCAAGCATAAATTCTTGATTGTATGTTCTTTCTTTTACAGGTACAAATATTCTGTTACAAACATATTTGTTGTAACTAGTTATATTATTAGTATTAATTTGTAATTTTGGTGCTAAGACTTCCTTTACAAATTTATATGTTGATTTAGGTCTAGGATGGTCATCCCACCAATCGCCTCCATGATTTGTCATGTACACAGGATCTTTATGATCAAAGTGATGCATTAATGGTAACTCGATAAACTTATGACGATACTTATTAATTTTGTTCGTCATATTTTGTGCTATGCGTTTTTGGTGTCCTGCTAAATCTATATGTTTGCCTCTTTGAATACTTAGGTGTGCCATTGCATCTGGTGTAAGAAAAAGAAAAGTCCAGTTAACTTTTAAAGATTCAAGTAAGTTAACTGTATGAAACATGTATGTCAAAGTTTTGACATAAGATGAACTATGCGATATAATATGATCTAATCTTTTTTCAGTTAGTTCTAAGGCTAAACCGCCTCCAATATTAGACCATTCTTCTTCTTTGTCAAGGTAATCATGCCTTGATGGCTCTGACCACTGAACAATTACAGTATCATTTTCTTTAATTTTGTTTTCTAAAACAGTGCCTAGTAATCTATGGTATATTGCAAAATTACCTAATCCAGATAATCCACAATTAAATGTTTTATCAAACTGCTGTGCCAAGTATTCAGGATACATAGGCCAACTGTAATTTGTAAAACTGCACCCGTAACAAAACAAATTAGGCAATTTCTAGTTCATCCTTAGTTTGCTTACATAAATTATAAAACCCTTCCATCTCAGGAAATGTTTCTAAAAAATTAACGTTTCTTCTTACATCATATTCGCTAAACCAATTGTAAAAATCTGCTCTGCCTTCTTTTACTCTCGGTTCGTCATAGTTAACATTTGCAAAATAATTTCTTACTCTACGAAAACGCTCATATTCTAAATCACTAAATTTTGTAGTGTCTTTGTCGTCTCTATTGTCGTCAATAAATTGCAAAATTTTGTCCATGTAGGGCAAAAATTCATCCTTAGGTAAAATATGCATATCATATTGTAACGGTTCTTTTAGATAAGGTGTATCAAATCTAATACGTCTACGCTTGGGATCATAAAATTCTTTACGCCAATCTAAAACTTTTTGTAGGAATAAATTAAAACTTGTAACACTAAGAATATTAAATGTACACATGATTGTTAAATCAGAGCCAGTAATATTTAAAAAGTTTTTCATATTACTTTCCCAAAGATTTACATCTAAACCTGTACGAAGATATTCTGCACGATTATCAAATGTATCCATACTAGAATATACTTTAAACTTTTTAATTTTGTTACCTTCTAAAAGTTCTTTTACATTATCGGCAAACTTAGACACAATACGTGGACTTAAACCCATGTTACTATTGAGGTTAAGTTCGATATGAGGACGTGGATTTTCTTTAAGTTCGTCAAATATACGCCATGTGCTTTTATGCATAAGAGGCTCACCTCCTGTAATCCGTAAAATGTTTAGTGTCTTACTTACTTCAGGCCACCATTTCCACCATGCATCTACGTAAGGATTTGACCCTTCTTCCATAGGATGGAACCAATCAACATCGCACCTATGATTTTTAACCATATCATACGGACCATGTTTTTTGACTTCGTTATAAAAGCTACTACTTGCCATAGGTGAACAATAACCACATTTAAAATTACATTCATTGCTAAATGCAATTTCAATATATTCTGGATTTACATTAAAGTCCCAAGGAGAATCTACAATTTCTTGTAATCGCTCAGGCTTGTAAATACTTTCATTACGAATGTTTCTATCAGAAATATGATCATCACCTAATGCTTCAACATTCCAGCAATAGGTACAGCCTTTAGGTTTTTCACCTACAAGCATTTTTGCACGTTCTTTTTTCTTTGTAAGTGTATTGTGCAATGCACTAGGATTGTTTTTAATTTCTTCTAGATCGATCTTATGCGGCGGTGGATGATAGCAACTGTGCGTATCTCCTGTATGCAAATAAATTGTAGTATGGTGCCACTTGGCCAAACAGAATGTAGGACTTACATCCTCCATTATACCAGCGGCTTCTTTAATTCTATCTGTTTCTGATTTCATATAAATTGTTGTCCAGCAGTTCTACCCGGATTTTGGTATACTGTTTTGAAAAAATTACTTTGTTGTGCATTTAGGCATTCTTCAGCAATAGGCAAATCAAGTTCGTTAATTAGTTTAATACCATATTCCTCAATCGAATCTTCAAGTCCTTCTAAAGATACTTTAGATTCAACTTCAGTTGCCCAATATTCATTTAACCATTTAAAATCACGAACATTTACAAAGTCCCAATCCGTACACATTGTTTTATAAAGACCTTCTCTTGCGCCGTGAATAGCCCATTTACCGTTTTCTACATCAGCACCTATCATTAACCAAATATATAAACGATGCAAGTTCTTCCAATGATTACGTTTAAAATCATTTAAAGTAGGTTTCATACCTCTGTCAAGTGCCATTTTTACACCTTCACGAAAGCCAGCACGCCAGGCTTGCTGAGGAGTAGCATTATTCATAATTTCACTATAACATGCATTCATTTGAATGTATTCTAAATCCCAACAAAAATCTACCTGGGCGTGTGGGTTGTTAGGATCTGCATTTTCATGTGTACGCATGGCTAGTACTTTATCTTTAGGCCAACACTTGATACCACCGTTACCATACATTAGTCCATTAATTGTATTTCTAGCACTCCAACTAATAACACAATCTTCAAACTTTACATCGCGGTTCCAATGCATATCTTCATGTGTTTCTAAGTCATATTCTTTTGTAAGAAACTCAGAATCGATAATATTATCGCCATCGATAGTAATAAATCTATCCGTCTCTGAAAGTTCTGCACATGCCTTGTGTGCTGCATCACTTCCGTCTACACCATGTACACGTTTAGCCCAAGGAATTTTCCTACACAAATCTGCATAGTTTTTTTCAGCATTAGGTTCGTCATAACTAAGATAGATAATGTCATAGTCTAGTATTTTAAATTTGCTCATTCACCGTTCTCCGACAATAGGTATCGAATTTTTTAATAGTATACACACTTATGTCGGTTTTGTCTACCCTAAAATTATCATCAAACGCAACTTTTACTACATTTTCTTCAATCAAATCTCTAAAGCCAAACTTAATAAACTGCAATAAATTATGAGGATCATTAAACTCTGTGATCGAGAATTGCATAGGAAAGTTATAAAAAGAGTCTTTAGATTTTGTTTCCTTTACTATCATAGGATCTAGTTCAAATACCCATTCTTTATTTTTACAATCTTGTGTAACAATTACATCTGCTTTTTCTGTAATTGGTATTTCAAAAATATCATACCATATATCAGTATTGAAGTCTACTGCTATAAGTTTATGCTTTAGTTCATATTTTTTTGTAGTGCTATCAAATGCAACACTATAATTTGTCATAGAATCCTTTGCATCTAAAATATCTTTAACTGCATCGATGTCTACTTCAATCCAGTTACCTTCTTCTGCGTTAGTATTGCTAACAGATAAAAGTTCTCCATTTTCGTCAAAGTAAATAAATTTGTTAGTGGATATTTGTAACATTTAAACTCCTACAAGTTTTTCATATATGTTGACAATTCTATCGTTTACAAAGTCATCTTCTGTATAATGAAAGACACCTTGTTGGAAATAGTTGCCTATTTTTAATTTACCATCATTTGTAAGATATGTACCCACATACTTTTGCCAACTGTCTACTTTAACATTAGTCCAATTTTGACAATGTAATTTCATATGTGTAAAATGAGGATAATCTCTAACTTTGCAGGTGACTTCGTTTTCAATTCCAAGAATTTTTATAATTATTGCAGTCAGCATGTCAATACTTGCTACACGCTGATAGTATTTGCCTCCTGCAAAATCTCCTTGAAACTTTTCCCAATTATTAACTGCTAATTCAAGCCATTTAAAATAAGTGTGTGCTAGATTAGATTTTTTAAAATAATAAAATCCTACATAAGTATCTGGCAAATCAAATTTATCAAATGCTGGTCTATAAAATCTACTTGTAACAATATCATTTCTATATGTTCTTACATTTGATGTAAAAAATAAATCTTTTGTTTGTAAAAATTCCCACCAGCGACTAAGGTCGTCTAGCACAAGCATATCAACATCTAATACAATTGTATTATCATACGGAGTAACATGGTATACTTTCCAGCGATTATGAATTTTCCATTCTTGTCCTTGGGCAGCATCTCCCCAAGGTATTTCTCTTATGTAATCAAATAAATTTTGATATTTGTCAGGCACAACATCATTTGTTACCAAACAAATAGAACTGTTAGGATTTGAATTTTTGATACTCATTGCGCAAAGACATGCTTGCTGAACATAATCAACATCTGTATTTTGTGCAAACAATGTAAAATTAATCTTTGAATTCTGGGACATACATTGCTCTCGTTAAACTAAATTTATTCATTACATGTACATTAGAACCTCTCATTCTTAATGGCATGTAATTACCAAAACTATCTTTTTTCTCTATACAAAATAAAAAATCATCGCCATCAATGTCAATAAGCAAATCTCTATCAATTGTATAAAACAATTTACCAGGTAAAGTTTTTGCAAACCCGTTTTTATAGTGTCCATTCATTATGTGTATTGCAACACTAAAAACATAATCATTACGAAAAATTGCACTTTTAATTTGGTACAAGTTTCTATAATGTTCCCAATTCTCTGATATATGATGAAGAAGGTCAAAGAAACGTTTGTTGTCAGGACTTTTTCTAAAATATACACAAGTTGCCCAATAAAAATCTATTGTTTTATCGCTACATAACTCAAATTCTGATACGTCTCTCCACCCACTAAGTTCAACACTATCCTTGTAAATTAAAAAATCGTGTAATTGGTTAAAACAATCTTTTAACAAACTATTTGCAATTACATAATCTGTATCTAACAATAGTGTTTCTTCATAAGGAGAAAGGTCGTATGCCTTTGCCCGTGAAGTGTTTTTCCATTCTAAATTTCTTTTAGAATACGTTCCGTCATTGTATTTTCTATATCCATAATCTTGATCGTTTGGAATTTCTATAACATGTTCAAAAGGATGACTATCAAATCGTGTTTCTAAATATTCTTTGTTATCCGTAATTATTGAAACAGGTACACCTAAATATTTGTGTACTCTGTGTGCATTAAACACTGCTTGGTAAAGATAGTTAATTTCTTTATTGTTTCTTGCAATAAAGAGGACACCTTTGCTCATACTTCTACAATATCCTTTGTTGACCTCTTTTTAACAAGTTTGTTATACTCTATAAGATATTTGTTGTTTGCATTGTAAAATTGATTCATTACTTCTAAAACAAACAGTTTTAAATTTTCAATTTGGATAGGAATATCGTGATCATCGATTAGAACAGTTTCTGTTTGATTCATGCCTATTAGCGTTTGCAAGTAACTTATAAGTTCCATGCTAATACTAAATTGTCCTTTGTTATGATAGCAAACCAAAGATTCTTTATATTGCTCTTTCAATATGCGTTTTGTATTTTCTAATGTAATTAAAAAATTGGCAGAATCTATTGCCTGTTCGAGACGATCGTCCATACGGATACTCCTACATAATAATGTACGTATTTAACTTTATTATGACGGAGGACTTGCTAAATCGGCAGTCAGTTGTGTAACATTTGCTATTGTAGGATGAGGTAAATCTACTGCTGTATATGTTGTAGAATCATATGTAAAACTACTGTCAGGCCTAAAAGAAGTGCAAGAACTATTAAAATCAGCCGTTATGTCGTAATCAAAAAACGTACCAGTATAGTCGTCATTCATGCTAATTCTAAATCTCAACACATTACCAGAGGATTTAAGTCCTTCAAGTGTGTATTCGTTATTTGCATAAGCACCGCTTCCTGATTTAGTAAACAAAGTTTGATATGACGCTGTAAGATTGTCTGCACCTAAACCTGCACTTGTACCACTATTTGCAGAAGTATCATACTTGTCAAATGATATTGTGCCCATAGCACTAAGCATACCAATCCATTCTGTATCTTTAGGATCAGAACCGCCCGACGCAGAAGCGTTAAATCTTATTTGGCCGCCTGCGTTGAAAAAGTATCCTAATGCGGCGGCACTTGTAAATGTAACTGTTACTACATGGTAAATGCTATTAGGCGGGCCGCTGCCGCCTGTACCTGTGCCGCCCCAACTTGCTGTTCTTGTTGCACTTGCAGTAGGTGTTCCTAAAGTAAAGTTCGTAAGTAAAGGCCAACCTGATACTTCTCCATTAAAGTTTACAACATCTAAAATCGCTGTTTCATAATCATTGTAGCCCATTTTTGTGCCGTCGGTCACTGCTGTTAGTTGAGCATTCCAATGCCCATATCCGCTAAATGTAGTATAGCCTGTTGCATTTAAACCTGTCGTCAACGCACTGTTTGTATACAATTCTATATCTGCTGACCCTGTAACTTTGACATAGTAACTTAATCCATTTAGTTCTGTAGTACCTTGTACGTCATTAAATGTTATCAAAACTCCATCTTTTAAATTATGGTTTGTGTCTGTTGTTACAGTTGCAGGATTTGTTAAACCTACAGCAAGTATCATACCGCTGTGGCCACCTGCTTTAGATTCGTCTGCTGATACTGTTAAACCAACTTCTGGTACTGCAATATTACTATTAACACTGCCTGTTTGATGCAAGTATGCTGCTTGAACATCTAAAAATAAATTTAACATTTCAGTAGTTGTGATTTGATCAGTAACGGCTACAGTGGTAGAATAAGGTGATTGTCCGTACAGAGTTTGATATACACCTAGTACATTTGTACGCAGTGTATTATAGTTAGATGCAGTAATTGTTTGCCCAACTGTAAACGGCATTAAAAACTCCTACTGTACTTATAAGGTAGAAACGTTAGCGTATGTTGGAGTTGGAACTGACACATATGAACCCGTTGCCCTTAGTTGAGAAACACTCGAAGTAATATCTGCAATAACTGCTTCGTCTACCCCACCTGCACCGATCGCAGGAATACCGTCATAAAATTCAACCTTAAATCTTAAAACTTTATCACTGTCTGCTTTAGCTTTAATTGAGTAACTATTGCTTGCATAAACACCAGAACCTGATTTAGTAAAAATTGTTTGGTATACAGTATTTAGATCAAAATTTCCAACTGATGATCCAGGTGAAGATGCAGTAGTTTGCGATCTATCCATAGCAACTGTTCCTACTGCTGACATCATTGATGCCCAATCAGAAGACTTTGAGCCGGATGCATTAGTAACTGTTGTATTAACTCTAATTTGGCCGCCTGCATTAAAAAATGCACGTCTATGATTTGCATCAGTAAATGTCACTGTAAATTCGTGTGTAATTGTTTCTCTTGATGAAATATCGCCCCAAGGACTAGAAGTACCTCTTGATGATGAGACTTTAGATTCTACACTTGCTTGAGTAGAAGCATACAAATCATCTTTATTTAGATATATGTAATTTCCGATTGTTTCGTATTCTAAATATACAGCATCTGTAATATCATCTGCAACAGCAACACTAGTTAAAGGTGTAGGCGATGCGCCAGTTTGGTGTACATAAGCATCTGTTAAGTCTGCTTTTAGTGCTGACATATGCACTTCGTTTACTGTGCCTGATCCGCTTGAAACCGGAGCACTAGTTACTATATTGTTATAACCAAACCGGCCGGATCCAACACCTAAAACTTGTTCAACTTGAGACTGAATTGCATTGTAACGTGCTGCTGATATTACTGATCCTACTGCCATCGAAACTCCTAATAAGTACTAGTATATTTATACCTTTAGCACACACTCCACTAATCCTACATCATCTGAGTCTTTAGTTTCAAGTGCTACACCTATTAGTGCAGTAGTTGCTATTGTTTTACAAATACCATCTTCCCATGCATAAACTGCTTGTCCCTTTTTTACAGGACCTTCTACTTTTACAGGAACACGGCCTTTTAGTGCAATGTATTGACCATCTGCTTCACTATTCATCATAATTGCAGGATCAGTTGATACAACACCAATGCAAATATCGCTTGACTTTGCTGGCACTACTTCGCAACAATCGTCAGCACCTACTGCTACTGCTGTTCCTGGCTCTAAATCTGTATCGCCTGTAGTATATTTTTCTGCTAAGTCAGCATATCTTGCTTTAGTTGCTGTACCGCTAAACACAACGGCTGTTAGGTTACCTGCACTATCTCTTGCTGCAATACTATCAAATGTTGCAGAAGTTGCTGCACTTCTATATGCACTTCCAACTTTTAAAGTATCTGCTTGAGTTGCTGTACCGTTAAAAGTTGTTGCATACACATTTTCAAATTTTTCAGCACCTTTTCCTAAATTGTAAATTGTGCCGTTTGCATTTGCACCAGGATGCATACCTGTTGCATCCCAATAAACTACAACATTGCCTGCACTATCTTTGATACGCAACTTATCTTGATTCATTTTAAACACAGGTGTAATACCGTCTAAATCTATTTCAAAAGTTAAATCTGTGCCTGTACCTAATGTGAATCCAGTATCACTAAATGTAACTAGCGAACTAAAGTTTGTTGTACCTGTTGATCTAACAAAATCACTAGAACTTAATCCGCCTAGTTTATCTGCATTAGTTGCAGTACCGTAGAATCTATGTGTAGTTGTTGTTTCACCTGAATTTGAATTTAAAAGCGTAATACCTGCATAAATTGTTGGGAAACCTGTAATTGCACTTGCTGTGTTAGGAGTAAATGTATCTGGACTGATAGTTGAAATTACAGTGTCTTCTACATAGGTAGCCAAAATGGCATGAATGGTACCTGTAGTATCTGTAAGTGTAAGACTCTTAGTCTGTGTCACACCAAATCCTGCGCCAACGCCTTGTGGACCAATTAACACCCAGTTACCAGATGCTGATCTTACATAAAACTGTTCATTGTTGCTATCCCACCAAAAGTCTCCCTCTGCTGCTCCTGCTGGTGCTGTTGTGCTTATTTCAGTTCCGCCTGCTGGCTTCCATGATGTTCCATTATAAAATTTTAGTTTGTTAGTTCCACTGTCAAACCAAATCATACCACTGATTGGTTTTGTAGGTGCATTTACACCTGCAAAATTTTCTAACAAAAACAAAAAGTTTTCGTTTTGGCTTTCGCCATAACCACTGTAATTCTTACCTACTAACTTCAAATCTGTAGTAGTGTTAATTGTACCGTCTTCAACATTTGTTAAGACTGTGCCGTTAAATCTATTAATTGTATATGCCATTTGTGAGCTTACTCCCTCTGCACTGTATTTACCTAATTACACACTAGATACCAAATCGTCAACAAATACCCAGTTATAGGCACCGTTAATAATAAAACGTTTTAGTCCTCTTGTTGGTGAAAATGATACTGTTGCCACTTGTGTAGTAAAACTAATGTCTTGCAAAACCGATTGGTTTTGAACACCATTACTATCAACTGCAACTAAACTTTTTGTTAAACTATCATCTACATCAAAACTTGTAGTTCCACCTGCACTATAATCAACAGTGTGAACAAAACAGTACACGCCTGTGTTATAACCTACAGCAGGGAACAAGTCTTCTAAAACTAATGCAATTTGTACATTAGAAAGTCCTGTAATATCTAATGAAAATTTAATATCTGTATCTTTATATAGTTCGTCTACATAACCCTTGGTTGCAACATAGTCTGGTGGATCACTAACTTCAGGTGATGTTACACCTGTAATTTTTACATTTGGACTACCGCCTGTGCCTGCAACAACAATATCGCCTTCACTTATAATGTTAAGCGGGAAAGTAGTTGCTGTAATAGTTGCATTATCTAAATTCAAATAATCTACTTGTAGACTTGACAGCGTACCAATGCTTGTTAATCCTGGAGCACTCACAACACTTGCACCTAATTCATTTTGTGTTAAAACATTTGAGTTTCCTATCATATAAGCATAGCCACTTGTTAGATTTATATTTTGTTTATTTGTGTTCCATGCATTATTTGCTAGTTCCCAAATCCATTCTTTATCATCGCCATCGTCTACCTTAACAACAATACCAGATTCATTAACTTGTGCATCTGTTTGTGTACTACTATCATCTGTAGTTGCTAATTCTATTTGTTTGTCTTCAACACGCAATGTTGCAACATTTAAATAAGTTGCATCGCCTTCAACTAGTAAATCTCCTGATACTTTTAAATCACCTGTAATGTCAACTGTAGACGTAGGTGATGATGTAAATAAACCAATTCTACCAGATGATCTATCTAAGGTAAAGAAGTCAGTGTCAATACCGCTTGACTTGTATTGCATTCTAAATGCAGTTGTTGTAGTGTTTTGCAATCTTTGGTATACTTCGTTTCCTGATACAAAAGTTCTTAAATCACCATCTGTTCCTACATAAAGACCGTTATCATCATTTACAAAAATAACACCGTTACTAGTATTTCTACGTTGGCCGCTGCCACTATCTAATGGCGGATCTAGTTTTAAGAAATCATCTGGTGTATAACTTTGTAATGTTGAGTCAAGTAATGCACTTGTAGTTGCAGCATTGCCATCAAACTCAAAATCAGCAAATGCTGTTGAAATATTAAAACCTGCTTTGATTGTAATTGCAAAATTAGGAATAAGTGCTAAATTTGCATCTGTTGCTGCTGCTGTAAAGTCTTCTTTACTTACAAGTGCAGCAGGAGAACCTGAAATCATTAGTAAGGCAACAATTCTTTCAATACCAAAATTATCAATTAAAGTAACAGTACGCCAACCTGTTTCGCCTTGCTGTGCTGTATATCCAGGGCCTGCTAATATAAGATCTGATGTACCATCTGAAAAATAAATTTGCTTGCGACCGCTGTCAATCCAAACATCGCCTGCAATAAGTGTAGGCTGTGTGTCTGAAACTGTTGTTGTATCAGTTGCTTTAAATTCTGTTCCTGTCCAAACTTTTAATCTGCCCTCTTCTGTGTCGTACCAAAGTTGACCTCTTAATGGATTGCTCGGTGGCGCAGTATTGGAAAAGTTTTCCAACATTTGCACAAAATTTTCGTTAAAAATTTCTCCGTAACCTTTATAGTTACGTCCTACAAGAGTTATGTCAGTGGTATCTTGATCGATACGCCCATCTATCAAATCTACTAGTAATGTACCATCTGTTTTATTAATCTTATAACTCATGTTATGCCCCTGTGTAAATGATATAATTAACTGCTAAGAAAGGAGGCACAGTATCAAACTTGTTACCAACGTCTTGTGGTGTACCGTCTATTGTTTCTGTTGTAGTTGTTAAACCATCTACGCCTTCTGTTCCTTGTAAACCTCTTCCTGGATTAGTTCCTAATGTATTAACAGCAACACTATTTCCATCGCCTGCACTAGGTAGATTGTTTACAGCATAATATTGATTACCTGCATCTCCCATTAATGTATGCTCGTGTTCTGGAAGTTGATCTTTTGTAATCCAGTCTCTATTCTTACCACCATCTGCACCTAAAATATCTGCTGCTGCATCGTCATACACTCTGTCTTCATCTGTTGAAAGTGTTCTACCTTCACCAGCAAGATATCCTAATGGAAATCTACCTCTTAAATCAGGTACTTTAAATTTTAGTGCGCTGCTAGGTGTACCAAATGTTGTTCCTATAATGTCGTATAATGCTTGATAATCAGTTATTAGAACTTCTTGTCCGTAACACAATAGCCAACCGGTTGGTGCGGTTCCTGCACCATATGGCATAATCATACCTGGTTGAAATTGTGGTATTGTTGCAAGAACACTATCAACTGTTGTCTTGTATAATCCTAACGGAAGATTGTTATCAGGATCACTTGCGTTTCGTGATTCTTTATAAATCAATAGCGTTTCTGTGCCATTTAATTTGTCTTCGTCAGTGTAAATTGTTTTATCTGCAATTAAGTCAGGATCAATTTCTACTATCATTTCAATTGCACCTTGTGTACCATCAAAACTATAGTCAGATAATGTAGAAACATCACCACTTATACTAAACGTTGTTGCACTATTTAATTTTGCTGCTGATCCGCTAACACTACCTGTAAGTGTACCTGTAACATTACCTACTAGATTACCTCTAAATGTGTTACCATAAACATTATTATAAGGTAAAGCAACAGTACCTAAATTTTTTCCAAGCGCCTGGGGAGTGATATCTCCTACTTCTAAATTGCCTTCAATGTTTGCACTGCCGCCTACGTTTAATGATTTACTTATTGCAACGCCGCCCGGTGTATATAAACTTGCATTTGAATCGCTAATACTCGAACTGTCAACAGTAGATCCAATTGCAATTTTACCACTTAACTTGATGTTACCTGCAACATCTAATTTTTCTTCGGCAGCAAGTGTACCAATACCTACATTGCCATCTGATTTAATTCTAATAGCAGTTTGTGTTGTTTGTACTCTTAAATCAATTGCACCATCTGATGCTTTATTAACAATTTGTGTATTACTGCCTGTAACATTAAAAGCAAGTGTTTCTGTTTCTCCAATAGATAACCCATTACTATTTGAAATTCTAATTGGTTGTGTAAACACATTAGCAGAATTTAATCTTGCAAATTCACTACCTGCATATGATTGTCCATTAACAAGAAGATTTTCTGCTTTTTCTGAAACACCGTAATACTTGCCGTTACTAGTAACAGTCATGCCTTTTTTTAGTGTTGTAAAACCTGCTAGTGTTGATTTTGGAGTAAATTCTGTTTCAGTATAGATTGTTATAGGAACACTATTAACATAATTTATTACAACTGGATATTCTATATTATCAGTACCTAATACACTTACAAATTGTGGACCTGTCGCAGAACCTTGTGTATAAGTTGGTCCTACTAAAACATAACTACTTCCTGTATAAATGAACAACTGTTGGTTAACAGTATCAACCCAAAGATCTCCTACAGTGGATGCACTGTTGTCAGGTGCAGAACTGGCTTTTTTAATGCCGCCTGCACTAACCCAACCAGTGCCATCATAAATTTTTAATTGATCTACACCTGCTGTAGTATCATACCATAACTGTCCTTCTACAGGATTGGAAGGCGAATCGTTGTTTGCAAAGTTTTCAAGTAGATGCAAGAAGTTTTCATTTAAGGACAACCCATAATCTGATTTGTTCCGACCAATAAAACTAACACTTGTTTCTGTGTTTATTTCATCGGCATCGACTGTAACACTGCCCTTGTTGCTAAAATCTGTAAATCTTACATCATATTGATCACTCATGTTACACCTCGTTGAATCCGCTTAGACTTTGTACCCTTACAGTATAATCAATTTGAATTAGTCTATTCAAAGATTTTTGTACAGGATGGAAAATTACGTGTGTGATTAAACGACCTGTACCCGAACTTGCATAACTACGCAAGCCTAGTTCGTCAAACACATATAGTTGTTCTGTATCGTTAGCAGTATCAAAAGCATCTTGTCCTTCTGGTTCACCGTAATCTAATAAACAACTTACTAAAATATCAGTATAGTTAGTTCCACTTACATGTCTAATTTCTGTTTTATTTCTACTAGCATCAGTGTTATTTACATTTTGATCATCTACAACTTTAGTATAGGTTTGGTTGTAAAGACTTGCATTTGTTCCTGTTGTGTTAGGAGTCAAATATGTAATAATCCCTGTCGGATCAACACTTGTGCCGCCATTGCCAAATACCATTTCATTAATAAAACCTTGACCCGCATTAGACAAACTTTCTGCTAATGCAATACTCATATTTTCGTAATGAATAGCATTACGTTGGTTTATAAAAACTTCATCAGTTTTAGGGTCAAAAATCTTAATATGACCTTCTACATGTATGCCGTTTAATTCATTTATTTCATTCATTATAATCACCTATACTGTATTTATTTAGGCAAACGGATTGTCGCTGCTCTAATAAATTTTGCAATTTTATTATCGCTATTTGCCAACGATTTACCTGTATCGTTCCATATTTTTCCTGTTTTTCTAACGATTTTAATTTTTTGTCCTTCAAAATCTGATGGTGGAATAATATCATTTGTTAAAGGATTTCTTGGTTCAATATATATATTTGAACCACTGACTCTATACTCTGCATCAAGAGTATAGTCTGCTTCTGTACTATCTTGATTAGTTTGCCAGTTAAACATTTGCATACTTGTTTTACGCAAACGCTTGCCACCTAAAAATACATCAATTTCATTTGCTGATGACGGTGTAAAATCTAGTGTATATTCTGTTGCACTAGAACTACCGTCTGCAATAATTTCTTGTTCGTATGTTGTATCTGAATACTCAATAGTTTCATTAGGACCTTGTCCTAATACTCTGGTACCTGCTGCACAATAATTAATTACACCGGTACCTAATGTGCCTCTGCGTAATTGTAACAATGTAGAACCTTTGATATCATAATATTCGATACGTTCGCCATCGATCCATACTACTCCAGGTAGTCCTGATCCTTTAGATGGTCTATATAAATTATCTGCACCACCTTCAAGTACAATACGTGTATCATAGTAGTTTAGCGGATCTTTAAGCGAGAACACATTTTCTTCATTTAACCTCTTGTAATGTGTTCTGCCTAAAATATCTCTAAATATTCTAAATCCAAATCTAGGTGTTGCTGGATCATTACCAAATTCTAATACATCAATTCTGTCGCCATCTAAAACAGGTAAATTTAAACTAACTGCATTGTATTTTGCATTTAAAGTATAATCTGCATTTGGACTTAGTAGTTCGCCATTTTTTGCAACCCAAACATATTGTACGTTTTGAATGTTGCTTCTTAAATTAACAAACCCTTGTGATAGTAGGTTGCGTTTATAATAAGCATCTGTACCTGCACTTACAGTTGTTGTTGCTAATACATCGTATTGCTGTCTTTCGAAATTATTAATATCATGATTACTGAATTGGTAAACTTCAATGTTAGCACCGCTGCTAGGTGCAACTGCAAATGTCATTGAGTCACTTGCAACATATTCTATATCGCTCATCTGCAATGGTGTGCTATCGCCATCATTTACACTAATTACGAAATCATTACCTGCAACCCAACTTGCAAATATATCATCACGTTTGCTTCTAATTGTTACAGTATTGTCCTCCACTGCAACAATTGTACTTGTATAAGTTGTGCTATCACCAATTGATTCTATAACAAGTTCATTACCTACTTCTAAGTATGTGTCTAATGCAGGTGCAGTACTATCATCTAATACACATGTAAGTTTTGTATCAACAAAATAGTAATCTGCATACTGAATAACATAGATACCAATAGTATCACCTTCTTCAAAGATATCTCTTCTACTTAAGAACACTCTAGCATTTACTGTATCATAAGTAAATTCATTTTTAGTAAGTTGTCTATCATTAACAAAAACCAAAATGTTTTCACTTTCAATTAGTGTAGGATCAGTAAACTGCCAAGATTCTAATTCATAGGTTAATGAATTTGTTGCAATGTGTTTGATACTGTATCCTGGTTGTAACAATCTTTTGTTTTGGAATACTAAGATTTGATGTCCTAATGGCCTTCTATTGAAAGGAATAGGAAACTCAGTTGTTGTAAACTGATAATAATCGTTTTGTCCATCTGGTTCAAATGTGTTATCAATTAACACTTGACTATATGTTTTCAGATTACTTGCATAAACGCTCCATTGAATATAATCATCTGGTTGCATTGTTCCATCTTCAAATGTAAGTTTTACTCTATTTTCAAATACATCTGACGAAGTGCTACGTTCTACAGTAAAGTTTACGCCTTGCTGTTGAACAACGCCATTAATTGTTACAAATGCTGTTAATGCATCTGACCATTTTGCTGCTGTAATATATGAATATGTACTACCGTCAAATTTTACATAGTCAGTATCGAGCATTTCTGCACCATTTGTACCAATGGTTGTAATATTTAAATGCGTTCCGTAAGGTACTGTGCTATCAGTAAATGTAAGCGTTTGTGTATCCCAGTCAACTTCATATCTATCATTATCAATAGTTTCATTATCTAGTTTTACAATAATAGCATCATTGCTATGTGGAACACTAGGCAACACATAAACTGAAGTTGAGTCATCAATAATATAATTTATTGAACCGATCATTCCTGTACCATCTGTTGTTCTATGATAAACTGAAATGTCTAGTGTATCTAGTAATTGTCCTGGTACAAGTTCTTCAGGTCCTTTTGAAGTTGTTGGGGTTACAAATCCATCACCATCTACAACAATATCGCTAGGACTTACGCCTAATGCATCTCCATAGTCAATATCGCCACCTGATAAATCAACATCATATGTGCTTCCTGCAAGTTCAAAACTTCCATCACTTGTTGATTTTCTAATTATAACTGTGTCACCTGCAACAAGGAAATCTCTGTCTTCTACAGTTTTCCATCTTGTCCAATCGATATTTACAGTATCAGTAACACCATCACCCGATAATGGCAACATTAGTGCATATTTGTTATCTAATACTGTTATTCCATCATAGTCAGGATCGTCTAGTCTTATTGGACTATCATTTAATTTTGCATTTACCGACTTCCAATATACGTTGTATTGCACACCGTCTTCTAACGGAGTGCTTAGTGTAAATGTTGTTGTACTACCATCTAAAACAAAAATTTCATCATCTGTTGTATTTGCAATGGTATCAAATCTGTATTCTGCAAAGCCGCCGATATCAAAACCTTGTTCAGTACCAAAACTAATACCATCATATACAGCGCCATCATAATCAACACCGTCCATTAGTTGTGATAGGTTTTTACCAGGCATTCCTGTAGCAGGATTATAAGCGTGATAAATTCTATCTGCTGCTGTAAGCATGTTTAGATTACGCTTATATGTAATTACAATTGTCGCACCAGTTGCAGGTGCTTCTTCAAATGTAATATACCCTAACTGTCTGTCATAACCTTTTGCAGTGTCTTTTTCATTATCTACAGAATATTCACCTTTTAAAATTGGTAATCCGTTTACTGTTACTTCATAGGTATTTGTATTTCTATTGATTGGCCATTTTAAAGAAAACTTAGTTGTAGAACCTGTGCCAGTAAACGTTTCAGATTCATCTATGTTTGTCATCAAGTATGTGCCCGTTGTTCTGTCAAATTTCATTATCATGTGTGTAGAACGCACTAATGGATTGCCAATAATAGCAGTTGCTTTAGCCTGTATTCCTCCAGGACTAGGTTCATCAATTACTACTAATGGTGCTTCATAAACTTTACTACCTGCTTTAACAATTTCAATTTTGCTAACACTACCTTTAGACAAATATGCTTTTGCTGTTGCTCCACTATCTCCTAAAATAGTTACAGGCGGGGTTTCTTTGTAATTAGATCCTCCGTTAGTAACTTCTATTTCAATAATGTCATAACCGTTATTGTCTACCCAACTTTTGTAGGGATATTGCTGATACTTTTCGATAATATCTGTTATAATACCATTGTCATATTTTGCAGCAATTGTTTCGATTTCTTTTGCAGCACTGTAACTAGGAGGTACATCAAAGTCAGTCGTTAAACTGTTTGTAGGCTCAACATGGTCATAAGAACTAATGTACTCTCTTATTTTACTATGGTATGGCTTGACTTCTTTGACATAGTCTTCATAGTTTTCTAAATTGTCATTTTGATAAGACAATTTTTGTTCAAAATCACCAAGTACATGTTTTACTCTAATGAAACTAGATTTGAACGCCCAGTCTAAGTTAGTTTGTTCGCTCATTGCATATTTTAAACTTGCAAAGAATAAATTATTCCATTCTACTTCTAAATCATTTACATAAATGTCATTTTTTAATGCACTTAAAATGTTTCTAAGTTCTTGAATAGGTTCTCTGTCATAAAATGTTGTATCATATATTTCTGTATCAAACCCGCCAGCAGCTTCTAAGAAATTGTAAAGTTTGTTACTTAGTTTGATAGTTCCGTTTTGACGACCTATAGTTTCGTAATTAATTGTATAATCTTCAACTAATTGATCGTCAATTTTTTTCAACAACAACCAGCCGCCTGATCCAACTTCTTTGATTTTTACAATATCGCCAATTTCATTTTCTAGTCTAAACAATTGATATGCTAAATCAACTGTTTGATCAATTGGTGTTTGTGCATTATATCCAGTTGCATACCAATCAGCATAATTCCAGTAACCTGTAGTTACATATGACTGAGATCTTAATCTATCCCATTCACTTGATGTTGAATCATATGTGTAGATAGCCCATCTACCTCCAATATCACTATCAGAATTTACAAGAACACTAAACGGTCTTGCAGTTATTTTTGTTGCACTACTGTAATTTTTACCTTGCTTTCTTACTGTTGCTCCTGTAACTTGTCCTAAGTTGTTTATTGTAGTATTGATAACAGCACCTCTGCCGTAAGTATCTTCTATCCTAACAGTTGGCGGATAAACATACCCACGTCCTGAATTAGTAATTGTAACTGCAACAATTTTACTGTTTTCAATTACTGGTGTAAACTCTGCTGTTTGTACTTTTGCCACACCTACAAATCTTAACAAATCTGTTGTTTCAACTATTGTGTCGTATAAGTTTTCGGAAACATTTGGTACTGGATCATTTTGCTGTAACAAACTAATGTCATAATTATCAACAATTTGTGTTTTAGCAAATACTGTGTTTACTCTTTCAACAACTTGTTTTAATGCTTCAATTCTGTTTATAAACATACCCTGTCTTGGATAGTTTAAAATACCATACTTTACTTTAGGAGAAAGATTTGGATCAGGAACTGTTGCATTATTTAAATCATATCCTACTAAACTATCAATCCATTTACTTTCAATTTCCTCGTTTGGCTTGCTTGTTGCTAACCCTGAACTCATTAATTGATATTCATTATGAATTGGTGTTTTTTGCTCTGCATCATCAATTAATGTAAAGTGCAGAATTGTGTCTTTGTCATTAATAAATGATCTAACATTGTGCAAACTAAATTTATTGTCATCAAGTAACTGAATGTATCTATATCCATATCTAGATGGATCTTCAATTAATTTTGCTATTTCAAATACACTTAATGCTCTATTAGGAATATTAGGTATAGTTTGTTTATTTTGTACCCAGAAGTAATAGTAAAGTTTTGCTTGACCGCTTACAGAATCAACTTTGCTTTTTACACTATATGTGTTTGCATCATAGTAAGGTGTGCCGCTTATACCTTGTGCATATCCTTGTGTAGTGTCTGCAAGTGAAATGTATTCTTGTGGAGGAACTGTGCTTTCTACCCATTCTAGTATACTAACAAGACTTGTTTGTGTTTGCTTATGCCAATTTGCGGATCTATATTGTATCGGACCTTGGTATGGATTGAACCAACTTACTGTATCAATATTCCACCAAATTTCTCCTACGTGTTCATCACACCAGTTTGCTGCTTGATCAACAACAACTTTACCACTACCATTACTATAAATTGCAGGGTCATAAGGTGTTTTATAAGTTATTTCTTGATCAGCAACACCTGCAATTTTTCCTTGTCTAGGATCAATCACATCTAAATTAGTTATAATGTCATTTGTTTCTTGACTATATAAAAATACTCTGCCAATTTTATTTAGATCAACTTGCCCAGTTTCTGAAGTAACTACTTTCCAACTATTCTTATTCTTATCGGCTCTAAAGTTTACAAACATTCCGGCAGTAGAATCTTCATTTTCTAGACGAGATGAATCTGTAAATTCAGATGGATTAATCATAGGTAATCCAACATATACATTGTTGTCTTGTAATTTAATATTACTTAAATCATTGCCTATTGTTTTTCTTGAGTAAGGTAAATCTTCGCCAAATATAAATTTATTACCTAACTTTTCGTAGATACCTAATCTTCCTGAATCAATTTCTTTTGTTACAAAGGTAGTTCTGCCACCGTCAAATGTAGTTTTTTCTGTATTTTGTACACCTGTATTATCGTTTACATATCTACTGTAAATTGTGTTTTTTAATTCATTTTTTCCTATTGCATACTTTTTGTATTCAACATATCTGTCAAATGTTGTTGTAGTACGTGTATCAGTATTCTTACCTACAACTAATAGTTTATCTGCTGAGAAATCAATTGCAAGTCCCCATGCTTCATTTTTTTCTTTGTATGGACTTGTAAGTGTTTGAGTTAATTCCCAAGCATCGCCTGTTGAGTTTTGACTGTATAATTTTACACTACCTGCATCTGTGTTTTCTTCAGTATTATACAATGGAGCACCAATACCTATTGTATCTCCTGTATCATTTACAGCAAGACTATAATCAATGCCTTCTTGATTTACAATAGTTTGATTTAATCTCCATCTAGCAAACACATTTGTATAGATACTTACAAGTTCGTCATTACCAGATTTTGCACTAAATGCAAGTACATCACCTAATTTGTTTGTATCAAAAACTTTACCAATGTTAATACTTTGGTTAGTAACATCACTTTCGTTTTCGCTTGTGATGAAGTTTTGTCTAGGAACGTATCCTGTATATTCTGTGTTTACATCTGTCTGTTCGATCCATAAATTTGGAGCATCAGATGGTAAACTTGTACCAGGTGCAATGTTAGTTGCAGCTTTATACAACGCACCATTATAGAATGTTAAATCGTTTTCATTATACTTAAACAAATCATTGTACACGCCTTTATAATTTCTGTCTGAACTGTATTTCCACTCGCCGCCTTCGTTGTCTAGCATGTAAATTCTACCAACATCAGTTCCGTCTGCACCGGGAGCGCCGACAAACATTTTAAGAGAACCGTTTGCTGCTTTTCTTAATTGTACCTTTGTACCAAATTGTTCGTTTGCTTTTGGAAACGGTGAACAAATAATATGTTCAACTTCATATAATCCTGTATCAGCATTTTGTTTATAAAGATATACTGTACCTTGTTTTTCAATGCCGCTACCGCTATGACCTAAAGTAAAGGTATCATTGTACCAAGATTGCTCTAATAAACTAGGTAAAATAATATTTTTCCAACGGTCAACGTTGTCTTGTGCAGCAGTACCCGCTCTAATTTTTATGAACTGCAAAACATCTGCACTTCTAATTGTTGGTGGCGTAGTGCTTTTGTCAAGATTACCAAATGCAAACCCATCGTCTGCAATACTACGTGCCCAAGTTTCAAACTCTGTTGGTGTTGTTGCCGTTGACAATGCAACATTAAGCATTTGATCTGTAAATTCTACACTAGGTACTAAACGGTTTTTCAATATGTCTAACGATGGTTCTAATCCTGTAATAAGATTAACTTCGTCCCAATCGGCATCATTTATAGTAATAGTAGAACTATCACCTACGCTATCATAGTATAGCCCAATGTCTTTGTTTGCTTGCCACAAAACACCTCTATCTCTAACAATGTCTCCTTCATAATAAATTACATCAGGTTGTAATTCATCAATATAAAGTGTTTTTACATTACTTGTGTAAGGAGCACCTACAGCAATATAAGTTGCATCATCTGAAATTGCAACTGTTCTACCAAATCCAATTTCTGGATCACTTACTAATTCAGGTTCCATTATTTGTCTTAGGCTGATTTCTAATTGTTCATTTGGACGATAGAAAAGTCTAAGTATGCCTTCTTCTCCAGGGTGTCCTAAACTTGCAATAGGAATGTATGTGTTATTTGAATTTACATCATAAGCAGTTGCAAATCCGTCTTGATCACCTGACGGATTATAAACTTCTTTTTGTAAAGTAAAGATACCTTCGTTTTCGTATAATCCCCAATTGCCGTCAACTTTTTCAATCCATACTTTATCATTTTTTACATGGAATAAATTTTTAACCTCTTGGTTTAATTCTTCTATATCAGTAAATCTTCTAGTAACAAATCTAGATACTGCATTTTCTGTACTATCTGGGAATGTATTAATTTGTGTTTCAGTTACTGACAAGTTTCCTGTATCAACTATAACATAATCTATACCTACTTCTAAAATTTCCCAATATCCTGTAATAGTAGACAAGCCGCCATAAATGCCAATTATTTCACCTTTAGTAAAATCAACATAATTGTCAAACACAATTTTTAACACATTTAATATGTTACCTCTAGAATCAGTATATGTACCATCAACTTCAATATCATAACCTACAATTTTATTTGTTTCTTTAACTTGAGTTACAACATCCCATTCATTCTTTTTATTTTGTATCCAAATATTATCGCCGATATACGTAGTTGCTATATTAAGATCTAACAATCCTTTATAAGTTGTAACAGCACCTTTAACATCTTGTAAACGCACCCAACCATTATTACGGCTTGTGTTTAATTTTGCAGTTGACGTCACAAACGGAGTATTAGCATAGTCTTCAGGTTTTTCATATACTTCATAGTCAGCAATTTTATAAATTAAATCTGCATCATCTGTTTTATTATTTGTTAATTCAAATAGTTGAGGCTCTAATTTATAGTTACTTTCGTCTAATTTAAACTCTAGATCTCGCTTATTATCTAAAGCACCGTAAGATCCAACTCTAATTGCCCATTCTTCAAAAAACTTTAGACTTTCTTCGCCTGATGTGCTTAATGCATCAAATAATTTTGTAAGAGAATTTTTTGTTCCCTTTTCTTGTATAAATCCTTGATAAAACTTATACTGACTTACACTATCAGGAATAATGTTACTTAGGTATTCACGTTTTTGATAACCAATTAAATGTTGTCCTAAACGCTGTTGTTCTGTATCAAAATTATCAGTATCTAAATCATAGAAATCGGTAAACTGATTTACTCTGTAATCAAAGTTAGGATATAGTTCTGCTTTAGGTTCTTCCGATAATCTATTCCAGTTTGCAGAAACAAACACTTCTCCACTGTTGTGTTTTACATTTGCAGAATAAAAGAATTCTTTAAATTTAACTACATCACCTACTGCATAATCTTCATAAGTTTTCCAAAAATCAACTTTTACATTGTCATAGAAGAATCCAGGAATATTTAAACCGCCTGACCAATTGTCTGTTCTATAACCTACAAGTTTAATTCTTTCTTGTCTATATCCAGGTGTGACATCATAAATTACATCATTGAATACTGTTGAGTTATCTAATAAAATAACATGCTCTGTTTGCACTAAAGGTAACTTTATTAAATAAATTCCTTCGTTTGTATTAGAAGGTGTAATACCAAATGTATTTGTGTCATCTCTATAAATGTTGCTTAATTCTCTACCTAGTTTTTCGCCATTTCCAGATAATAAATTGTATCCGTAAAAATCATCAAAAATATCATCTACAACAAAATACGGTTTTGTAAAAATACATCTGTTTGCACACGGACTAGTTGTAAGGATAGTTCCTGCTTCCCAGTTTTGTGTTACCCAGAACATAAATTCTTGTATACACAAAGTCATATCTTCTAAACTATCTGTATCTCTGTTGTAATAATCTAGTTCAAATCCTTGCTGTTTTAAAAACTTTTCATATCCTTGCATAAAGTCAACAACTTCTTGCACTGATTCTAAAATAGTTCCATAAGAAATATAAGAAACAGTAGTTTCATATCTTTTTCTAATTTTTGCACTTATACCACCAGTAATAGGAAGTGTAGGCAACTTAGCAAATTTTGTTGCGTCAAATGTCTCAGAACTCTTGTGAGTTGAAGTTGTTCTATACCAGTTGTTTTGATATTCAACAATTGTACCAATTGTATATTCTTGATCTTCTGTCCATACAACATAATTTGCAGATATGCCGCCGACAGTAATCGATGTATCTGAATTTGTTTCTAATGGTTTGTAGAAAGGAAACGTAGGATTGTCTCCGTCATATCCTTTTAAAATATATGTATTATCTGCTGTTTTTTCAATTATCATACCACTAAACACAAGTGTTTCTAATGGACTTGATGTGTTTAAGAAAATTTGATAATTTTCTTCTGGTACAAAGTTACTACTTTTATTTAGAGGACTTCTTGCGTCTAAAACTAATTTTAGTTTTTCTTTACTTGCAAACCCACCAACTCTAATTGATAATTGATTTTTAAGTCCTTTTAATCTTTGCTGATAATTATTATAATTTGAACTATACTTAGAAGACATGTAACTTGCAATAAAGTTCACAAGTCCGCTTGTAAGTAAAATATCTTCGTTGCCAGTAATACTCGGAAATACTAGATCTTCACAACGTATTGCTTTATTTGTTTCAGTATAAACATATTGATCTGATAAATTCTTTTTAATGCGTGATCTATCAAATGCTAGACCAAAAATTTGTGCAGGTTGATTTAGCATCCATGCTTTTAATAATGCAAATGGATATTCTGAACTTCTTCTCCATGCAGTTTCGACAGGTGCCTCGTCACCAAAAACAAAATTGTTACTTGCTGTGTCAAACTTATAGTTTTGTGCAAGTCCTGCTTTATACGGATCGACTAACTTACCGTTACTGTCTACTGGAATAGCATCTAACAATTTTGAGTGCTTGTACATTTTATTTTTTTGTGCAACAACACCGGGTGTTCTTATAATACCTTCGGCCATGTCTGTCCAAAGTAAAATATTATCACTAGTATAAGGAGCAGGTCCGTATTGTTCATCCCACCATGTAGGCTTAATTGTTAATCCTAGCATTTCCCATGGATGTGTGTTAGGACGATCAGTACCATAATATGTTTTATATACACTTCTCCAAAAACCTTTTAATGGTTCATTTTCTGTATTTGACATAAAACTATAGTTGTATGTAAATCCGTCTCTTTCATCATAAAAGTTATTTTCAGTATAAGTTAAGTTTCCTGCATCTTCTAACCAACTTGTAAAATCTCCAAGTACACTATTATCAATTTGTTCTTTAGTAAACTTAGTATCTCTGTCAAATGTAGGAACAAAATTGTTGATATCTAAAACACTAGCATCATATTTTAATTTAATGTTATTGTATACTCTATATTCATACTCTAACAAAAAGTCGTCTCTAAAGTCATTCCATGCTTTTGTTAAACTTCCGTCATGTCCTTGAATAACGCACTGCGGGAAGCCTATAATTACATTTTCATTTGCTACGACCGGATCTACAAAGTCTACATAAAATAAACCGTTTCTTACTTTTTCTATAGTATAATCAATATTACCATATGCTTTAACATCGCCTACTTGTACAATAAGATCAGTTGCTTCAATAATTTTGTTTACATTTTCTAATACAAAACGTGTTTGAGATTTTGTTGTAACAAATGTTTTCACAGCAGGTCTTACTGTATGATCTTTTTGTACTTCAGGATAATACAGAGGAAACAAACCTAGTTTAGTAGGTGTTGGCGGAATATAGCATCCGTTAGTATTTTCAAATTCGTCAACTCTTATAACATCACCTTTTGCAAGTGTTGCTGTTACGTTTACAAAGTTATCGCTTATTGTATAATCTCTGTCTTTAAGTAATTGAACTCCGTTAAGATAGACATATACTGCTTGATTAGATAATTTGTTGATATCAAAATTTGTAAGTCCGATTGCAAAATATGTTTCTTCACTATTATCTATATTATGTATTGTGCTTGTATTTGCTTTCTTACCTACCATATCTCCATAATAGAAATTTCTATAAGAAACAGTTTCTTTAGAAAATCTTTCAAGCACTGTATCTAATTGATCTTTTGCAGTTCCTTCTATACCGCTTTCATTAGCAAGTGCAATTAGTCTTCGTTTTGTTTTACCGTATTCTGATCTAACAAAATTAATTGCTTTAACAATATTTGCTTCTTTATCAGTAATATGAAATGCTGCTAGGTTAAATGGTCCGCTGTGTTGTACAAAACGCTTACCATAATGTGTAACATTTCCTAAATCTCTAAGATTACTAACGCCAGGATAAATGCCGTCAAAGCCTTGTACTTCTTCAATAATAGATTCTACATGATCATTTACTTCACCTAACGTAAAGTCAACTAAGTTATCATTTAATGGATTTTTTTCTAAGTTTACAGGTATTTCATAGTAACCATTTTCATTTTTAGGAGCATTAGAAAAACATCTAAACACAAGTGTTTTTCCAACTTCTAAATCTTCTGTAAAAACAACAGTTGCTATGTTGTTAATGTTGTCTATAGTAAATTTAGAATCTAAAACTTTTTTACCATCAACATATGCTTTTACTACTAAATCACTTAATGTACCGCTTTTGTTAAAAACAGTAATTGGAAAATTATTAACTTCATCATCGACTGTAAGTTGTTGTTGTATTACAGCTTGTCTACTTAAAATATTTGTTTTAGTCCAACCGTTCACATATTCAAAAGTATCAATATTTGAAAACTTTTTCAAAAATCCTGTATCAGTTTGTGTTGTAAGTGTTTCACGCAATTCGTTTTGATATCTAACAATTTGATTTTGTATATCAAAAGAAAATACAATGTCTCCAATATTAGCAATATTTCTATACTTTAAAGGAAATCCTAGTTCTGTATCATTAGATCCAGTGCCTACTTTATAACTAAAAATTTTATTACCAATAAAGTCTGAAGCAGGATATGTAATTTGATCGTTTAAGATTATTCCGTCATGATCAAAAACGTCAAAAAGTGGTGCTTGGTTTACGCCTGTTTTTTCTTGTGACTGAATCCACTGAGTGCCATTATACCAAAACATCTTGCCACCTAATGATTCTCCTGATAAAGCAAGAACAGTTTCGTTTTCTAAAGGCATAGTATCAGTTGTTTCTACTAAACTAATTTGTCTGCGGCTGTTATGTGTTATGAAATTTACTTCGTAAATTTTCCCATTTACCATACTATCGGGATCTGCTGTAAATAATACACGCATACCGTCAGTAAGATCTACACCATCAACATTGTATCCTAGGCTACCTTCTACATTGCTAAAAACGTCTTTTGTAAAATTATCAACTAAATTAACATTTTTCTTTGCAAATGTACCATGGTTGAATAATTTCATTCCTGCGTTAAATTCAATAATTGGTCTTTTGGCTCTAAAATTTTGATCTAAATTTATTTCAGTATTATTAACCTCATAACTTTTTTCAATTACATCCTTGTGAAACCACCTGTTGTAACGTGACCAGGGGTTTCTGTCATGACTTGATCGATTAATAGTGATATAATCTTTAGTACCTGGAAAACTTGCAGCGTCTTCATAGGGTACTGCATCAAATCCATATTCATCCCATGCAATTTCTACATCACTTGTAAAGATGCTCGGAACTTCTAAATCATTTTCAGAAATTAATTTTATACTTGTTCCAACACCTTCAATATAATAAAAACCTTCACTATATTCTGAAGGTGTAACAGTACCTTGGAAGTAAACTTTCATACCGTTTGAAAGGTTTACGCCTGTGCCTGTTTTGTATGTTTTTTTACCGATAACATTTTCAGCAAGGTCAATTTCTGTGTTTTCTTCTATAGCAAAGCTTAGAATAATACCGCTTGTATTAATATCAGTTTGACTTAGATAGTAAAGACTGTCCGGTACATCATCTGGTATAGTCCATTTTATAACACCTTGCTCAATGTAATCGTCTTCTGTTAAAACTAATCTACCTTCTTCGTTATAAACATATTTTAACATATCTTTATCATAAATTTCACTGCTTATCTCTTGCTCTATGCTAAAGCCTAGATCTGTATCAATAAAATCTCTTGTTATTCCAATAGTGAATGGATGTCCCGGTGTGTTGACTTCAAACACATAAGTTTGTCCTTTGAACAATCTTAGTGTTGGATTTCTTGTTGTTCCTCTTGAACTAAACAGGAATGCAGTATTGTCATCGTCTACAACTGTAGACACAACAATAGTGCTTTCTATTTCTTTTTGCTCGCCAAATACAGGAATAGGTAAAGGTCCTAACGGTAGCCAATAGTATTCACGGAAATTGGCAAACTTATCCCAATCAATATGTGGATTCCAAGAATACATTTCCTGCGAATTTAAACTATTATGATTTTCTGTAGGTCCTTTAAAGTTTTTTACTTGACCGATAAAATCAGGATAGTTTTTATAGAACAAAACATTATCTAATTGGTCTTTGTAAACAATACTGGGCTCAAATTGATAATTTTCTCTATCAGCAGTTACATCTGGAAGATAAACATCGCTTACTTGATTTACTTTAGAATTACGTCTACCTGCAAATGCATTGATTTTTTCTACAGCACCTGGATTGATCATTTGCTGTATAGTACTAGATAGTAATTTTTTGTTTACATCTGTTCTAAAATATTTTGGCAGAAAATCAATTGCTTTTGGATTTTCGTTATTATCGGTAGGCAAACCACTTTCGTTTTGTTCTTTATCGTATGCCATTAATAGCCTCCGGTATTATCTGTAGAACCAATTATAAAATTATCTGTTGTAGTTTCTTCTGCACTTTGTATTCCGCTTCCTACAAATTCGCTTCGAGTTACTACTGTACCAGACGCTTTAAGTCTTTCTGAAGTTAATGCATCTATTATTTCAATATCAGAAACAGTTGCACTACTAATTAATATTTCATCTGAATCACATTTGATTTCTTGTAAACTTCCATATGAACTACTTGCAAGTCTTGGAACAATTACAATACTGTTTACATCGGGTGCTAATTGCTTCATAACATATGCACTCAATTCACTCCAATAAAATGTTTCGCCAAAGTCCCAGTTATCTAAAGCAAAAAATTCATTAATTGCTTGAACAATACGAACTTTCAATTCATTATCATTTATGACACGTTCTTTAGATTTTACAACTTTAATTGCTGCTTGCAAATCTACATCTGCTTTATCTCCGAATAGTACTTTGTACTTTACAGGATGATAAATTATTTCATCACTTATAGATTTTACTTTTTCAATTTCACCGCCATAATACCTTGCCATTTGATCACTGCTTAATGGTAAAGGTTTTGTTGTAATAATATTTCTTAAGTATTGTCTAAATGCTGTATCGTATGCTCTTGTCATTAGATAAACATCAATTACATTTGTGCTGCTAGGATCAATTCTACTATTTTCATCACTTGCATGTACATATCTAAAACTTATACTATCACGACCTATAAATGCTTTATAATTATAAGAAGGTGATAATGTTCTATTAACTGAATCTAAAATATAAAATTCGTCTGTTGAACTTACATAATACTTAGGATTATTAGGTGTTAGCAAATTGATATCTGTGCTAAAACCTACAACATTTAAATTTTCGCTTTCTGCTGAAACGTAATTGTACACAGTTGTATTGTTTTGCTGTCTAGATTTTAAGAAAATATAATTTGTAGGATCTACAATTTCTGTAAACAACTCTGGATTATCAATTACTCCATCGTCGTCGCTATCAAAAAATGCAACTTCTACTCTAGTACTATCTATATAACCATCTTGGTCTCTATAAACACTTGAAATTTCCCAATCATAATCTAATGTGTATGATTCTGTTCCTGTGCTAGAATTAACATCATTATTAATGTTTAGCACCGAAACTCTATCTCTAATAATTTTACCTGATTTGCTGTCAAATATTTTTTTGTTATTATCAAAATAGAATCTTAATTCTGTATCACTTTCAAATATGTAACGTAAAGTTCTATAAGTTACAGTATATGTTTCACCATCAGTTTCAAATAAGAACAACCAACTGCTGTCAATACGTGAATTACTTACATCGCCTGCCTGTCCTAAACTAAAATTACCTGTAATATTTAGGTTGTCTTGAGTAATAACTTTCCAAGATCTAGATTCTCTATCGTAACGCAAACCAAAAGTGTTGTACGAGAAAATTTGGTCTACCATTTGACCTTGAACATCTACAATCAATTGTGTGCTAAGTTTTGGAATTGCACTATCTAAAACAGCACCGTCAGGTATAGCATCGTTAAAAATAACACCCCCTAAACCTGTAGTTTCATCTACAGTGTTTCCACCATTAGTAACACTTACACATTTTGTCCAAATATATGAAGTTGAATACCTATGTGTTGCATCGCCTAGCATAAGTTTGTTATCATCATTAGTCATAAAATGATAACCTGATGGTGCAGTAAATTTAACCATTGCACCAGGTTCAATAAAACGCAACGGTCCTTCAGTGAATGATCCTACTGTATATCTAATTAAGTTACTATCTTCAAACATACCTGTAGTTCTGTTTGTATCGATTGTTTCTTTGTGCCATACTAAACCTAATTCACGATAATCTTGTCTATTGTAGTTTTCTAAATAAAAGTTTCTAACATTTTTACTTTGCAACAATGGAGTAATTTTGTTTAAAACTGTTTGTAAAATATCTGATCTTGTTGTAAAATCAAAACTTGTAACTTCGTCAACATACTCTTTATACAAAATACCATCAGTAGCAAAAAGATTAGTGCTACTGTATTTTCCTGTAGCATCTAAAATATCATAATTTCTACTAATACCACTTGCGATTCTGTTTAGAGATTTTACCTTAATAATATCTTGGCTGACGCCTAGTGGACCAACATTGTAATCTTCACCTGTTACCATTCTATTTTGAGTATAGTAAGTAGAAGATGCATTATTCTTAATACTTTCGGTACTTTCACTACTTGCACTGTTAGAAATTGTTTCTTGTAGTGATAGTGTTAGGACGAGTGTTTCTGTTCTACCTCTAGAACTAATGTAAGGAATAGTTACTTGTACATCTTTAATATTATTAGGTAAAATTACAACGTCTGAGTTTTTACTTGTCCTATAATACGTTCTAAATGTTCCTGTAGGTAAATTACCAAAAACACCATCACTAAAAATTAAACTAATTCTATCATCTGCTCTAGTTAAAACACTAAAAACATTTTTTATATTTTTTGCAATACTATTGTAAACAATATTGTTACCTTCAACAGCATCAATTTTTGTCCATTCTGTAGTTTCTCTTGAAGAACTGTCTAGGCCAAAAAGCCAAACATCTGTATTGTTAATGTTTGTTGTATCAATATCAATTTTTTGGTTAGGCACAGGAAAATCTACGCTAAAATCGCCTCTTTGTAATCTACCCTGTTTAAAGTGCATAAAGAAACCTGTGCTAGATGCACCAGGTCCCCTACCGTTGTCTCTGTAAATGTAACTTAGTGGATCTGCAGGTTTAGGTGTTGCTTCTTTTAATTCGCCATTGTCAATTATTGTGCTTACAACTTCAAAGTCTAAACTTTCGCCATTTACGTCACGGTTGAAAGCATAAATCGGAATACCGCCATTGTTAGTTTCAAATGTATACTGCTCTGTTGGAATACCGTCAATAACTTGATTGTTTACAGGACGTCCGAATTGGTTAGACACATTGTTTGCTGCATTTAGAATTTTAACAAAATGTTCAAACCAATCATTATTAACATTATCATTCCATAAAATACTTCTACCTGAAAGACTATTTCCATTACTGTCAATTACATTTTCAGATGTTTGAACTGCTGTAATTTTAAGAAAGCCGTTTGCTGCTTGGTTACGTGTTACATTATAACTTAATAGTCTTGCTAAACGTAAAACACTTTCTCTACGTTCTGCAAGTTCTAAATAGTTTTCTCTTGCATTTAAGTCTGTTCTATATGAAAGGTTTTGCCCAAGAAACGCAATCATATCAATTATTGCAAGATATTCTGAACTTTCAATATAATCGTTAAAATCTTCTGGATAATTTTTACGTAGATAACTAATCATTGTTCTACGTAATGTATCAAAGTCATATGACTTAAATTCTGCATTATTGAAACTCTGATAGATTTTTGTCCAATCCTCAGCAAGCAATAATCTATTTTGTCTATCTATAGAAGACATGGGCACTTCCTTAACATTAATTTATAATATTTATCTAGGATTATAATACACGTACTTTAAAAGATTTCGTTATTTAGGTCAAATTCGTATTGTAAAACTTCGGATATATTGTACTCTAAAAATAGTAAAGTTAACTGTATTTGTATGCCCGATTCAAAAGAATCTACTTGTACATCTGTTAATGTAACTCTAGGATCTGAATTTGCAATTTCTGTTACATTTGCAATAATTGCTTGCTCTACATCTGGAGTAAACGGCTCGTATAATAAATCCCATATAATTGTTCCAAAATTAGGATTTTCTAATTTTTCACCTACTCTAATATGAAAGTGATTTAAAATATCTCTTTTTATTAGTTCAATATCTGTGTACTTGAAATTTTTTGTGTTAGGATCTGTAGTGCTAACTCCTCTATAAGATTTACTTCTTACAGGATTAGACACTTGATAAGATTTTTGTCTTACCTTTAAATTTTTATACAGATTTTTTTCTAGTGTACTCATAATAATATTTAGTATCTAACTATTTGTCTAACAGCAAGACGTCTAAAATCTTCATCAGATCTTGCTCCGTATTTGTCATACATTTCAAGAGCCCAGTCAAGCCCAATGCCTGCATCTCTATACTGTTGATTTTCTGGCGAAGTTCCATTCCAACCAAAAATAGATGTTAGTCTTTGAGTTAAATTTGCCTCTAAATATAATCTATCAAAATCAGCACTCAATGCTTGAGATATAAGTTTTTGTACTTCTTCGGGAGTAGAATTTAACATCAGTCCATTGCGTATAAACTCTCTTCCGTTTACCCGAGTATCAACTCTAGTATCCCAATCTTCGACTTGTTCAGCAAATACAGATTCTGCTTGTCTTGCGATTTGTGCAGCATAAAATTGTAAAGGTCCAATTATATTATCATATTGCTGTTTTTCTAAATCAGTCAATCCTACAGGATAACCGTCATCTGCTATATCAGTGCTCATATCAATTTTATCAATAAGTCTGTTGATTTCTCTGCTAGACATAGGATAAGTTGCTAAAACATTATCAATTGAACTCATATCACACTCCCTTGTGTTATTCCGCCAGTGTCAACTGCTGTATCTCCTGTTGGATATGCAATATCATATTCGAGAGGTATGTCCCAATTCCTACGAATATCAGTAAGATATAAATCTGCACTAGGATTGTTAATCCAGTAGTTAGAAACTTTATAATTGTCGCCTTGGTTGCCTCCGGCAATTTGTATTTTAAAACTTCCTGGTTCTACAGCCCAAACAAACCCTACATGACCTCCTCTACGTGTTCTAGATTTTAAAACAGCAATATCATACTTTCTAATCTTAGACAAATCTCTCCAATCAATTGCCCGTCCGTACCGCTTATATTCTTGACTGCCCATAGTGTTAAAACTTTCAAGTCCTGCTGTTGCCAGTACATGACTTACAAATGCTGCACACCATGCATAATCGATTGCACCTGAATCTCTTGTATATCCTGATCTACCAGCAGTTACATAACAAGCATAGATATTAGGATTTGGCGGAGATCCTTTTTCAGTCCAGTCTAATCTTCTAAAAGCAACAAGTGTATTTGCAAGCGCACCGTATTGAGTATCTGCCGGAGGAATATTAGTAATGCTTGTTACTCCGCCTTGGTTAGGATTATTATAACTGAAAAAATGAGGACTGCCACCTGTTCCACCTTGTCCGCCATCTACTCCTGTAACAGGATCTCCATCTCGTAAATCGCCGATTGTTCCTGGTGGCCATTGTAATGCTTGTGTACCTTGACTATCTTGTTGTGCTATTTGATCAGTTGGAGACTGTCTCGGAGGCACAACTGCATTTGCTGGTATTATAACTTGACACATTTTTTATGCACTCCATACTGTTTCATTTGAAATTGTTGACCTTCCTAAATTATAATAAGCTTGCACTGTAGTTCCGTATGCATCAGGATTTACTGAATTACCGTTTCGCCAATCTCTTACATCTCCTGGACCTTTAAGATGTGCTGCCATTAGCAATCCTGAAATAACACTTACACTATCACCTTCTCTCAAAGCGCCAATTCTGCGTAGTGTATTTAAATTTTGTGTAGTGTATCTAATTATTGTTGCTTCTTGAACATCTGGACTGCCTAGCCAATCTTGTAAACTTGAAATGCCATCTCGACCTGTCCAGAATGAAGAATCACGCATAACAGTGCAGTTTCTTAACCCTCTTGCAAATGTTCCCGATCTAATATATCCCATGTCTTCAAGTGCAGCGTGTCCAAATTGGTATTTTCCTGCAAAACATATACTGTTTACAACGTCATATGAATTTCCACTTTCTCTTTGACCTAGAGCATTTAGATAAATTAATGTTTCTTGTTCTGTGAATCCAGGAATACGCCCAGGTGCAGCAGTTAAAGGTTCTGCTGGTGTTCCGCCTTGTGCTCTAGGTACATTAGCATTTGGATCTGTATATGCGCCAGGAGGTCCTGCAAAATCTTGTTGTGGACGCTGCTGACTTTGTGTTCTGCCAACTGATGGCTGATTTTGTGGAGGCAAATAAGTATCAGGTATAGCATCAACAAATGTATCGATTTGCTGTTCCCCTGCTCTTGTTTTTTCTGGAGTATATTCCATTGGGTTTAGATTTTCATGCTGATACCAAGGTTCGTGCATTGGTTGTCTTGCGGCTTGTTTTGCTCTTGCAGGACTTTCAGGCAGCGCAGGATCAGGTACTGAAGGAAGTGTTGCTGGTTGAGCATCGCTTGCAACACTTGCTGGACTTCCTGCTGTGTTAAGATGTATTTTAGATCCTGTTGCTTGTATGTTTGCACCGTCTGCTTTTAAACTCATTATACTTTTTGAATATAATTTCATTGCCGCGTCTGTGCTTTTAATTTCTACAGTATTTTCGGCAGTTATTTTTGCACTTAATTTAGCAAGCATATTAATACCCGCTTCGTCACTTTGCATAAAAATAGTTCCTAATGCTTTTGTATGAAAATCTCCATCAGTTGCAATTTTAACGTACTGACATCCTTCAATTGCAACTTCGCCACCCGCTGATCCAATATTGACTGTAGATTCTGCTAAAAAGTCCGCTGTGTTTTGAGAAATAAAACTTACATTGTCAGGAGCATATCCTGCTAAAAACGTGCCAGCAGATAAACTAATTCCTTCTTCAGCATTTGCTGCAATTTTTGCTCCACTTGTTAATCCTACTTGATCACCTGCATCCATTCTTAATTCTTTACCGACTATGATATTCATATCTTCATAAGCAGTTAAATTAATGTCTCTATCAGCAACAAAATTTAAATCATTTTCAGAGTGTATACTTACACTATCATGAGAATAAATGTCAATTTTTCCATTTGCTGTAAGTTCAATCCATGCAGTGCCTCCTGCGTTTCCTATGTAAATTAGATCTTCACTGTTGTGCAATAGGATCTGATGCCCTGTGCGGGTACGAATTCTAAACAGTTCATTTGCAGGTATTTCATAATTACCACCGCCTTCATTTTGTTCTAAAGGAACATATTCAGATGGTGTTTCACGTGCAGGACCTCTACGTAGTATTTTTTCATCACCGTCGTCCATAACAATACTATGGCCACCTATTCTACTTGAGAACATAGATGCTGTGGCGCCTGCTACACCTTTATCAACTCTTGGAGCGCCAGGACCTTTATAAAGTGGGCCCGGTGTATTCATTCCATATACATTACTAGGTGCTTCACGTCTTGCACCGCTTGTTGTTAGTCCTCTTGTATCATCATCTAATAAACCTGCTTTAAATAACTGATCTGTTATCCTATCATTTGGAGGTTTAGGATAGTATGTTGGCTGTTTTTGTCCTTGTGGATCTACTCTATTTTTGTTGTACTCTCCTACTGGTAATTTTTTACCAAGTAATGTAGCAGGAGTCATTGTAGGATCTGTAACAGCAGTTGCAGTATTGCCTGCAGGCACAGTGAAATTCATATATTCATCTGGTACACATGCAAACCAAAAACAATAGTCATGTCTGCCTTCTACAAATGTTACAAGAACACGTGATCCAGGATCTGGCGGTACTGCCCAAAATCCATAACTTTGTTGTGTATGAGTATAATCGTTTGGTCCTGTTGCGCCTGTAAGTGGTGTGGTACCAAAAAACGGACTTGCATAAAATGCATCAACAATTTGTCCAGGATCAGAATCGTCGTCAGCACTAGATCTTGTCTTAATAAGTTGCACTCTAAGAGCGCCCATAAATCTTTGATCTAAATGACTTACAACTTTAGCAAGATATGTACCAGGAGTATTCGGTTGCGCTGCTTCTCTACTAGTTCTACCAAGTTCTGTTCTTATAGGTTTAGGTGCTATCATTATGTGAAAAATCCTCTTGTCATTTTTCTTGCAACATTAAACACTTCAGGTGCTGCATTTTTTCCTGCTGTTACAATGTCATTGAGCACAGGTGCAACACGTTTTGCTGCATCATCTAATGCTCCTCCTATTGCTGTTTGTATTGCTCCGTCTAATGCTTCCATTTTTGCCCTAAAAATTTCTTGAGCAACTTCTGATGAATCTACTGCTCCTCTTTCTAATACTCGCTGTCGAAGTTGATTTAATGCATCAGCTCCAACTTCGTTCGGTAATTGGAAGTTTCCTAAGTTGCTGACATTTCCTCCTAGAACGTTTATTGCTGGTGCAAGTGCATTTGTTGTAACGTCTCTAAAAAAGCCAACAAAGTCGCCATACTCTCCCATTGTTCTTTGGAACAAATTATCTATACTTGCAGATACAACTTTTTGTATATCTATTCTTTCTAATCCTGTAACTTTTAAATATTCTTGTGGTAGTCTTTCAAGTATTTTATTAAAATCATCTACTACATTTATAATAGATTGATTAATCAATTGTGTGGCTAAATCTTGAGAAAGATTTTTATCAAACAAACTTGCAATAGAGTTAAGTGTTTGTTCGTCTTGTCCTGGACGTCTAACTAATTCTAGTGTTTGTGTAAATCTACCTTTTGAAAAACTATTTCTAACAGTAACAATATTATATAAACCTGTAAACTGTTGTAAAGAGTCTATTACCATTTGCCCTTGTCTATAGTCAAATCCAGTTCTAAAATACACAAGGATATCTACTTGTTCATATATAAAAGGTGCTTGTATATTTCCAGCAACATATGATCTTGATTGATCAGCAGGTAATCTAAAATTACTTGCATCAGATTCTGCCATATAGTAAG